GTTTTTATATCGTTGTAGGAGATTATCCACAATTAGGCATCCAAATGGTAGAGAGTTTGTTTTTCTTTGCAGTGATGTTGAAATGATCAATCTGACCATTCTTATGATAGATTCCACACCAGAGGAACCCATCATCCATCATCTCAAAGTGTATCATATCAATGTCCCGAATGACAAGTTCATCAGGATTCTTTTCATCGTTCATTTTGCCTCCCAGAATTTACCATCAGGACCACAAGAATAATCAAGTTCTTTCCAACATTTTGCTCTCAACATATCACAAAATCGTTGCTTATAACCACTTACAAGGTCATCAGTCGTATTTGGAGAGGCACACATATCATATTTGCTAGTTCTAAAAAAGATATGTTCTATCCAAGATTTACGATACCACTTACAATCCTTACAGAGTTTTTTGGTCATTGATAAGGGTTCTTGAGATTGTTCAGGATAGCATCAAAGAAAGCAATACGATCTTTGTCGTATTCTACATCAACACCATGTTTTTTGCAATAGTCCATGATAGATTTTTCTGTTTTAGTTGGAGAATAACAATAACGGAACCTAGCAAAAGTAATATGATCCTTGAACTCTTTTTTCATGATCTCAAAGAGTTGGAAGAGTTCTTGTTGTGTGAGTTCTACTTCCCGTTCAGTTGTTTGATGTCCTTTGAATTTGATGTTCATGAGTAATTAAAATGATAATGTGTTTCCCAAGTAAAGATTGGTTGATCACGCTTTTCAACCATAATCTTAACACGATCTGGAATTAGATTGTCATAGCGTTTAAAAAACTCTTCTTCAGTTTGTTCTTCCGAACATTGAAGATGGTATTCATGACCAACAAACTTTTCCCACTGTTCTTTCTCACGGTCTACACCATCATATGATTGATAGTTACGGCAGATCTTCAACCAAATAGATCTTCCTTCACCAGTGGCAAGATAATCTACTACAAAGAAGCGATAAAATGGTTCAGTCATTCTTTAAATTCCTCACTCTAACAAGAAACTCATCACTCTGTTTATATAATCCTGCAATCAAATCCTTGATGTCATCAATTGCAATTGCATTGTACTCCACATTCATGTTTTCACAAATGAGAGCATCAATCATACATTCTAGTGCCATTGCTTGCATATGCTCTGGTGTGATTGGTGTGCCATGTGGCATCCCAGAACATTCATCATTGTAGAAAGCATTATATCGTCGAAGAACAGTTTCACTTCGTTCTTTGCGTTCCCATTCTTCTTTTTCAATTGCTGCAAGTTGTTGAAGTGCATCACCATTTTCATCAGCAAGTTTATCTAAAGCGGTAAATGCTGCTTCTCGTCTTGCAGCTTCTTCAAGCATTTCTTCATGTGTCATTCGCTTTGCCCATCCTAAATTTGGCCAGGTGTCTCTAAAAATTTCGTTTAGTTTCTCGTTTTGGTAATACATCAAAGCATACTGAGTTAAATTTACCTCTGACACCACGAAGTTCAATTTTAGTATGTTGCGAATGAACTTCTACATGCTCAACATAATAGGTATCACCAACAATTAGTATACCAGTAGGGTCATCATTATTACCCCACTTAACTTGCTCTGGGGTACACCCTAAAAACTTAACATTGTCTCCTGCTTTCATCTTTCTAGTTTGGTTTCTATGAATAGATTATTTAAAATGTCATCACAAACGCCATACTCTTTACCATTAAGTGGTACTTTATTCATTTGGTAGTACCGTACAGCGTTAAAGATAATCTTCTTTTGTTCTAGTGTAAATTCAGTCACTGGCCCTCCATTGTGTAAGTTTAGTACGAGTAGATTGAAACTCTTCTACTGCTTGAAGAATCATTTGTGCAGATTCATTTGCATCTGATTCATCCCATCCATCATGGTTTATACCATGAGAATAGTAACCATACAAATGGTCTTTAATAGTATCAATCAGTTTGTCATAGTGTGTCATAATAGAAAAGGGAACTGATTAAGTTCCCATGGAAAGATCAATACTCGTAATCGTCATAATCTCGGAAGGTGGATTCATTACGATTCCATCGTTTGGTTCCAGAAATTTTGTAATTCTGGAATCCTTCATCATATTCAAGATCTTGAAGTGATGCATTCTGGCGAAGCTCAGAGAGGCTGCCAGTTTGAGATTTGTTTCCTTTACGAAATGTGCGTCCCATAGTTAGTAATTAGTCTGCGTAGTCGAAAGTGTAATCGTAGTCGTGGTCTGTGGCGTAGTCATCATAGGACTCTTCATCGTACTTGTCAAGCCCCTTTTTGCGATAAATCTCATCAAGTTTGATTTCATCACGAATTTGATCCAGAATGGATCCTCGGTAACTTAAATAAGCCATAGACGAATCCTCGTTTAACTGTAATAATATATATGAGATTTATGGATTTGTCAAGGGGTTCGGTGATCAGTAAAACTTATGAATCTAATAAATGAGTTTGATTTTTTAGATCAGTGTCTGCAATGTGCATCATAAGAATAATCTTATTGACTAACACTTGCAGTTCTTTGAGTTGGGTTTCAACAGATTCTATTCTGTTGGCCAACTCTGACATACTGCTATCCATTCATCAAACTCCTCACCAATTGAAATTGCATCTTCATAACGACCTTCTTCAAGTAATTGTTGAAAACGGTCACAACGTTCTCTAAGAATTTTATCGAGAATTTTAGTTTTGTTCATGATACTTTACCCCATTTGCCAATAGGACATGATCCAGTTTTGAGTCTGGTTTTTGCACTCATAAAGCATCCACATCGACGACATTGTGTAGTTTTGGCATTGAAGTCTTCACAGGATCTACAGGTAGACATTCTTGCCTCCTGTACTTTGGATTCTACAAAGATGGACTTGCCCTTGGCAAGCTCTCCGATAGAATCTGTAACAGTATCGGAGAGCCCCTTGAGTTTGTCCATCAATTCATTTCTGATGTCATTGGGGTTAGACATCACTCAGATACTACTTCAGTTTCTGATAGTTCAGATGCAACTTCTTCTTCTGGAGTTAGAAGAGTCAAACCTTCAATAGCTCCTTGAAGTTTTACAAAAAGTTCTTTCTTTTGATTTAATTCGATTTCAAGTTTACGAATTTCATCCATAGTCTGAGCTTGCTGAGACTTGAAGTTTTCTAGTAGTTGTTCAGGTGTCATTGTCATTTGTGTTACCTAGAATGGTGAAAGGGTAATCGTAACATATTTATCATGGTTTGTCAAGGGGGTTGACAGGGGTAACCGAACCTGCTATAATAACCATGTCAGGGTTCAGAAATTAGGTCTTTAGAGTCATTTAGAGATTCAGATGTCTCTTCCTCTGTAGGTTCAATTGTTTCTGGTGGAATAATGTCAGTTGGATCAATAAATGTAACTGCATTTACTCTTACTTTATTTTGTACTCCACGAAGCTGACCTTCAAAGATTTCTTGGAGGTAGTCTTCATCAATAGTATTTTCATCAATATAAGGAATGTTAACCTGCCTCTTATGAACTAGTCCATTGTCATCAGTAAAGATCATTTCTGCAGTTTTATCTCCAACTTGATATTCGGAGACTTCATATGTTATTGCCATGAGTAATATGATTGTAGATAATCAAACATATTTATCTGACTAACCATATATCAATATATTCATTTAAAGATTTAATTTTTATCCAATTTGGAGCAGTTGGTTGATCTTTAAAAATTAATAACTGTCCTAATATTCCTATAGCAGCCCATTCTTTACGTTTTGATCTTGGAATATATTCTAAAGTTGGATCATAATTTGGATTAATAACCCAAGCTTCGTGTAATATTCCATTCTCATCAGCAGTGCTAATTTCAGTATTAATAGCATCTTCAGGAAACTCAAATGAATCTGAGTTATCAATTAAATGACTATATACTTCTTGTTTAATGTAAACAATATTATTATCATCATCAAGAATTGGTTCTCCTTGTTGGTTTAATTCTGGAATTTCATATTTGTAAATTGTAAAATTCTGTGTTTCATAATCTCCCCAAATATTTCTGAGATATTTTCCAGACCATTCTTCTTCAAATCCGTTTCCTACAATTGAAGGATGTGGAGACACAGCCCCAAATGGAATATCCCCATCAGTTGCCAAACGTATTTTACCAGTAACTTCATCAAATATAACCGTTTTTCCACGTCGATCTTCATTGGTGGGGTTCCCATCTTCCCATTCAAACATTTCAGCAAAGTCAGCAACGTTCTGATTTTGAGAAATTGTGGATCTGATAAATAACGCTCCAGAAGCATAAATCCTAGCTAATCCGACGTTGGATCCTGATTGACTTTCCCAGAACGTAAATGAACCAGCAGGTCCAGTACTTGATCTATGATTGTAAAAATCTGTAGAACCACTACCAGAATTGCCATTCCATGCAACTGCTCCTCCACTAGATGGGGGAGTGATGGATCCATTATGATTCCATGTCAATTGTCCACTTTCAAATCTTCCAGTAGTTCTTTGAAATGTAAACCTAGTTGTAGTATTATCTCTGACAATTAAGTTGCCAACATTAAGATCCATGTAATTATGGACCCCATCGTGGAATAATTCCCAATCATCACTTGTACCAAATCGTAATATATCACTATCTTCAAGGTCAATTGCACCACGAACATTAAGTGTGCTGTCAATAGTTAAGCTTGTAAATTGGCCGTTACTCCATGTAGATGCTGCACTACCAACAACTCCTGTATTATCAGTGGCTGGATAAATGCCATTTGAACTAACAATACTTGTAGTTACTCTCAAAGTCCCTTGAGTTACATTTACATCACCATTACCACCTTTTAGAGTAATTCCACTGCCACTTAATGTTCCTCCATCAATTTCAGTTCCACCGCCATTGAATAATCTTACACCACCACGTTCAATTTGGGATCCACCAGCCCTTATTGTTATATCTCCGTTGGGTCGAGCTATAGTTCCACCAGAATTTGTAAATTCTAATGTTCCAATAGTAGCATTATTCATGGTAATTGCATTGGCGCTAAAGTTGCCAGAAGCATCTCTAGCAACTATAGTAGAACCAGTGTTTGCTGTTGTTGCATTAAGCCCATCAAGTAAATCAGCATCTAAACCACTTCCTGCACCATGATTTCCAGCGTGCCAAACCCTTCTCCATGCTTGCCAACCTACATCGACTTTTGTTCTGAAGTAAAATTCTTGATTGCCCCCACTTGAAGTAAGGAGTTGAGATCCACGACCAGCATTATCTCCCAATCCAATCGTGAATAAATAACCATTTCCAGTATGATTATCTGTAGGATCTCCAACTACACTAGCACCTCCAGCAGGATAAAATACACTAGCACCAACAACATCATAGTTAGTATCTAAATTTGCATCTGTTATGTATGCAGATTGCCCAAGAGTATTACCAAAATTGTTTGGCCTATGTTGTCCGTCCCACAAATCAGAATCAAGATTACTTCCAGCACCATCATTAAATGTGGAGAAGATCGGGCCATCATTGCCATCAGCATTTCTCATTCTCAATGAGTTAATGCCATATCCAGCGTGATAAAGTGCTGTTGCAGTATGTCCTGATCTATGGAATCCTAAAATAGGGTTAGAAGCATTTGAAGTTCTAAGTTCGATATGGTTCTGTCCTGTGCTATATGAACTATTGTTAATTGCTGGAGTGTCACCTGATATTAAATTACTAATTGAATTAATTGTAGTACCACCAGCAAATGTCTGTCCATTACTTGATAATAATCTACCACTAGTTAGATTAATTTGTAATGGTCTTAGTGTGTTCCAGGTTCCTGATGCAGTTGTCCCAGCATCTGATAATAAGAAATAGTAATCTGATCCATCATTACGATGAATAACAGTTGGAACACTTGTTCCAGTGTGAAGTAAAAGTTGATTTCCAGCAATTGTTATTACAGTAGGTTCGTAAATATCAACCTGAGTATTTGTAATATTAACAACCTCTTGATTATTTGCCCAAAGTTCTAGTTGACCATCACCATTTTGAGCAATACCAGTATCATTATCACCCAACGCAAGAGCAGCTGCTCTAGCTGAAAATGCCCCACCTGGAGCAACACCAAGACCAACTTTATTCTGGTTAAATATTGCAACACCTCCAGAATTTAAAGTTAGCATTGAGGTTCTAGTATCAGTTCCTCTTGCAACACTATTTGCGGTTACTGCGAATCTTAATTCCGAACCACCATTGGTTTGATAAATGGCATGTATATGTGCTTTGGTAATTCCCAGTTCATTTCTGAAGTCAACAAAAGAACCACCTTCTAAAGTCGCAGATGTATAAGTATTCTGATGTATAAATCCAGTCCAATAACCAGAATTTTGGAAAACTCTAATCCCCTCAGAAACAGTCTCAAATCTAGGTAGATTGTTAAAAAGCAACTGAACAACACTGTCACGATACATTATGATTGCATTGTGAAATGAAGTTGAGTCATGATTGACCAACCTCATATGAGCGGCAAAATTTGATCCTCCAGAGTTTTTAGTATAGAAATCAATATACTTATTACCTGGAGTTCCAATAAAATTAAGTTCTGTGCCAAGAGTTATTTCACCAGAAACAGTTAAAGAGCCCCCAACGTTACCAGTACCTCTAGATCCCCAACCACCATCTCGTGTATTGATCCAGAAAGCATTTTCACCCTGAGGAACTGTTTGACCAGTAATAGATGGACCAAAACCAATACCAAACCAAGATTGAAGTTGTAAATTAGATAATGTGCTACTTGCACCGTCTTGGTTTCTTCCACGAATAAATGTACTTCCTGCACCATTAAAGTCTATACCGCCACCAGTGGCATTGTTATTTTGTGGAGCACTAAAAGCAGCACTAAATGTATTATTGCCACTCCAAACATTGTTTGCACTTAAAATTGGAATTGTGTTACCTGAAGTTCCTACATGGTATCCATCAAGTAAATCAGCATCTAAACTACTACCAGCACCATCATTACTTCCATTCCAAATAATACCACCAGTGCCAGTTAAATTAAATGCCTGACTATTAGTTCCATCACTTCTTATCTTATGGAAAGTTATTTGTTGTGACCCGTCACTATAATGAAGATTTCCAAAACTTATAATTTCTGTAGTTGTAGAGCCAGTGCAGCGTCCTTTGACGATTGCCTGGTACTGAGAGCCAGTCTGGGAGAACGTATTGTAGAAAGGAGCATTTACATTATGTTGTCCAGCGTATGATTGACTTGAATTAGTTAAATTGGAAATATATTCAGTTGCATGAATTGGTCTATATGAACTTCCAGCACTATTTTGAGAAATAAATCTAATAGATCCATCATTATACATCTTAATAGCAGATGCTGCTACATTTCCCCAATGGAATGTAATTCCTGGAGCATATGAACTTGGATTGTTAGCTATGCTGTTTCCTACTTGATTAATTTCACGAATTTCAATACATCCTCCCCAAACATCATCACTGGCAGCAGTTCCTGTTGCAACAATAGCATTATCTGCAATAAATCTTGCCTCGCCAGCAACATCTAATGTGGATCCTGGGGATCTTCTTGATGGTCCAATTCCAACTCTTTTGTTATAACCATCGAGAGTCATTACGCAATCAGTGGCATTAATATTTGAATGTGGGTTGGTTCTGCCAAGAGTGTCAGAATATCCAAAATCTAAGTATCCTGATCTGGTTCCCCAGTTTCCTTGGTTGATTACAAATTTCTTGTACTCAGTAGAGACTGTTGGATTATAAGTTGCAAATGTTAATGTACTTCCGTGGTCATTATTTCCTTGACTAGAAGCAATAACTAAGTCACTATATGAAGAAGATAATACAAATTGACCTCTTCCATTGCCACCAGAAGGAGCATCTAATCCAGTGAAAGTATTTTGTCCGCCACCGGTAGAATTTTTCTTATGGAAATGAACTCTTCCTCCTCGTGGATATAACCACAAATCATTCGTTGGTTCTAGTGCAAGATTATCATTTGCAACGGTAAATCCATCGTTTTCAGTTCCGATTCTTAGGCAACCATTTTCTGCACTATCTCCTGATCCACCAGTATTATAAGTATTGTTATCATTATCCCAAGTGATATAACCATAATCATTGCCACCAGTATCGGATCCACCAAAAGACTCTTCCCTACCGAAGAATAATGATTGACCAGCATCAAGACCAACTAAACCAGTAAATCTAGTGTTTCTTTCAATTTGGAACCTATTACCTGATGGCGAATAATTCCATATGTGCCTAGTGTTGGTGCCATCAAACATTCCAATATTTCCACCACTTGCAGAAGTTTGTCCATAGATATAAACATCAGTAGTTCCATTATTAAAGGCAATTTGTCTTTCTGCTGCAGATGTATTAAAGACAAGCCTTGTGGATAAAGAAACAGTAGAACCTTCAAGAGTTGTAGTAAAACTTCCACTACCAAGTCTTAATGGACCTATATCATTTCTTATTGTGTAAGTATTAGCACCACCATCAACAGTTCTTGTTGAAGAGTTGATAAAATGAACTGCACCATTGCCTGCATCATTTTGACCAACCAAAAAGTAATTAAATGAGTTTGCTAATGCAGTAACTCCATCATTTCTCCAAACTCCTTGGAAATGAACTACATTTTGATACGAATTAGAATAAACAGTTCTTCCAAAAAAAGCATCATTATTAGTCAGACTAATTTCAAATGGCCATGTGCCGTCTACTTGTGCCCAACTAGCAGTATTTGCAGCATTTCGTAAAATATAAAATGTATTTGAATTTACATGAAGGCTAGCAGTCGCATGATCTGTGTCTATTAGAGCAATTGTTGGACTAGATCCAGTTAAACGTAAATCATTTTCTAGATAAAGTGCTCCCCCCTGAACTTGCAAGACATCATCACCAGATCTGATAATTCGCATATCAAAATCTTCTGTTGCATTTGCAAAGTCAATATGTGGGGTACTTCCGACTAATTGAATTTGACCATCTCCACTACCACTTTGTCCAACCCAAACTCCATTAGTAGCACCACTTGGAGAGTTTCCAATATTTCCAGTGAATAACTGTGATCCACTCCAAGTATTAGCACCGTCAAGTAAGGGAATAGTATTACCTGATGTTCCTGTATTTTTTCCATCAAGCAAGTCAGCATCTAGACCACTTCCAGCACCATCATTTAAATTAGTCCAATATTCTTGCCATGTCCGCCAATCAGAAGCATTAAATTTTGATCTTACCCAATGTCCAGTTGTATCGTGTGTGTAATAATTTTGAGTAACTATAGTTCCATTTGTTGTTACTACTAATTGTCCATAAGGATATGCCGAAGTTGGACCATTTGTAGAACCAGTCCAAGTATTATTTCCAGAAACGGTATAAGTTCCTGGTGTAGTAATTGTATTAAAATCTGTAGCATTCGTACTTACTGTAGTAGATCTTGTTAGAACAATAGCACTGGAATCAAATCCATCCAATAAATCAGCATCAAGAGTACTTCCTGCGCCATCATTGTTTGCGTGCCATAACGTTGATTGAGATCCACAACCAGTAATATTTAAAAGTACCCCTCTAAAAGCGCCACCATTTTCAAATATTCTTAAATTATTTCCGTTAATATCGAATATAATATTGCCAGAAAGACTTCCAATATCCGATTTTGCAAGAACAATTTCTCCTCCTTCACCACCAGCAGCATTTTGTGCAGTAACAGACAAATAATTTGCAGTAATTATACCAGCATTAAAGTTTCCAGAAGCATCTCTTGCTACGATTGTAGAACCAGTATTTGCTGATGTCGCATTAAGACCATCAAGCAAGTCAGCATCTAGACCACTTCCAGCACCGTCATTACCAGTATGCCAAACATCAACAAAAGAAGTATATGCAGAAGCAGAGTTCCAACTTTGTTGCCATATTCTCATTCCTATGGCATCTTTACGGAACATTACAAGATTATCATTTCCACCTGTTGCATCTGTGTAAGATCTTAAATGTAGATAATCTGCATATGGTGTAGTATTATTATTTGCCCAAGAAGTAAATCCAAATTGCAATCTGTTAGTTGTTATTGAATTTGGTTCTATTATTCTATCGTCTTTGCCTGTATTTTGACCACTAGTTCCATTTACAATAGTTGCGGAATTTGCAGATGAGGCATTGCCACTCAAAGTAGCAGTAATCGTACCAGCACTGAAGTTTCCTGAGGCATCCCTTGCTACTATTGTTGATACGGTGTTTGCTGTTGCGCTATTAAGACCATCAAGTAAGTCAGCATCTAGACCACTTCCCGCTCCATCATTACCAGAAGTCCACATAGTACTTCCATTCATCCTAAGGTCGCCAATTCCTTCTGCACTGAGTCTGACATCGTAATCACTTGTTCCAACATTTGACGTATGGAAATCAATGTATCTACCGATCTCCATCACTCCATCGCCGCCAATTAATCCTACACCTCGGTGCCAATTGCCACTCACTGGGGATAATAGTTGAGCTACAGGAAGAGTGCCCGTAGTTATATTGCTTGCATTAGTGTAAAAAGATCCTTGTTGCCCATCAAGCAAGTCAGCATCTAGACCACTTCCAGCACCATCATTTCCAGCGTGCCATGCAGTGTTACTATTAATAGATACCGATCCAGTTCCGCTATTTAAATTTAATGTATATCCAGTTGCCGTTTCAATAGTTCCATCAGTATGAAGTTTCAAACAGTCGGGATCATTAATTCCATGAATTGAAATGTAGTCTCCATACCCATTGTCATCAGATGGAGCTAAATGCAATACACCTTCATTTCTTTCGTCTGGTGATGTTGCATTACTGGTTTCGTGCATGATGAAACCAGGATCATTAGAATCATTTGGATTACTAAAGTAAATATACTTCTTGTCAGTTGTTGTATCTGTGAAAGTATCTGCGATCTGTGCAGTTCCACTTTCACAATAGAAGTTCATGTAAATATCTGTATCAGTTCTATGTCTGATTTGGAATGTATCAGTGGAATTTGTATTTGAACTTATAACTACACCACGAGCATTATTGTTTAAGAATAAATTTCCCCCCGCAGTAGCAGTTATCCAAGGTCCAGGACTTCCAGTAGTATCCCATAATTGCCATTGCCCACTACCCTGAACATCAAAGGAACTTTCCCCTGAAATGTAAATATTTTGAGTATTATTCCAAGTGATATGACCAGCCCAGGTTTGTGCTCCTAAAGTAGTTGTTCCTAAAGTAGTTGTCCCTGTGACATTTAAAGTACCTGGAATACTTACTCCAGTCTCACTCATACTCAATACTTCAGTTAATCCTACAGGTGTATTGGTTACTGTACTATTTTTCAGATAAAATGCAAATCTTGCTGTTGGTGAATCTACATCACATACGAGTCTTCCAGATGAACCTGTTGCATCTGGAGTGCCAGAAACATGATTAAAAGCAAGATTTGCATTTCCCTGACCATCATTGGTTACCAGTGCAACGCTACCCGACCCTTTACCTGCTTCGATAATCGTAGCAGAAGTTCTAATTACGCCAGTAGCAGAAGTGTTATCTGCATCAGATCTTAAAAAACTTACAGAAGAAAGACCATCAAGTAAATCTGCATCTAGACCACTACCAGCGCCATCATTACCTGCGTGCCAATAAACACTGCCGAGATTATCTCCGCTACCTTTCCATAAATCCCCATCTGGCCCCATCCATGCAACGTTAGTATTTAAACCGTTACCAAATGCAACACCAGCAGTTCCAGCGTAAAAATTTAAATAAGTTGCATTTCCAGTTGCAGCATCTATATGAAGATTGCCATTTGTTGTTGCTATATTTGCAGTGGTGGCATTTCCAACATATCCATTTCCGCCTATTCTTAAATATCTAGACCAAGTAGTATTTGGTCCAAATGTAATATGGTTATCACCAGAATTACTTAAATTTCCACTGAAAGTATCATTAGCATCAGAACGCAAGAAACTGTCACTGTCTAAACCATCAAGTTGATCTACATTTAAATTTGCAACTTTAGTTGTTGATGTTACTGTAAGTGGTGAAGTTCCAGTCGAAACAGATAATCTTAGTGTACTTGATTGAATAACTCCATTAACATCTAACTCATATCCTGGAGTGGAAGTTTTAACTCCCACTCGATTATTAACTGCATCTACATGTAAAGTATTTCCGTCAACTTCTAATCCGTTTTTAACTACAAAATTTTTGTTAGTAGCCATAGATCTCCTCGGGGTTCACTTTCCCCCCTTATAGTATAAGTATTTATTAAATTATACTTTAATTGCAGTAAGTGAAATGTTAAATGTAGTAGAACTTGCAGTTGATGGAGTTGCAAGTAGTCTTAAATTATTTGTTGAAATATCTAAATCAAATGTAGCCAATACCCCATTTGTAAGTATAATACCATATGTAGTGGTATATACTGTAGTTCCATCATGAATTGCAAGAATTTTTTCCATGTGATAGTTTGATCCTTGAGATATTTGAACTAATATTTCAACAGATCTATAAGTTACTGCAGAAATTGATAGAATAGATGTTTGTGTTGTTGATGTAGTTGATGCAGTATATGAACCTTTTAGACTATTTGCATCAAATATTTCATTATCAGTTAAAGTAAGATCACCAGTAATTATTACACCAGAAGTTGTTGTTTCTAGTTTTTTACTATTATCATAATAGAGTTCAGATGCACCATCGGTAAGAAATCTTCCTAGAACTTCTCCACCCTGCTTTTGTAATATAACTCCAGTGCCATTACTTTCTAAACTTAGATATCCAGTTCCAACATCACTAATATAACTATTAGATCCATCATGGAAAATTCTTAAATCATTACTATTTCCAAAATATGCAATGCTGTTATCTTGAAAATATGCATCGTCATTAAAACTGGATCCACCAGTAACTCTAAGAGTACCAGTTATATCTAAACTATAATCTGGAGTTGAATCATTAATTCCTATTCTATGATTGATATCATCAACATATAACGTATCTCCACTATTAACATTTTTATAATATTCAATTCCACTCGTACCAATAGTAAATCCAGTTTTTACATTTGACTTCCAAAATGTAGTATTTTCGGGAGATCCTTGCTGCACTAAAATATATCCAATACCAAGTTCGGCAATGCTATCCGAAATAGTTGGCCTTGTTAGAATATATGAAGTAGATACACTTCCTACATTAGTTACTTCATATACACCATTATGTGCTTTAGTTGTTTGGTCATTAATCAATACTTTATCGCCAACAGATAAAGTTACTCCATCAAATGTGGGTAAAACACCAGATGAAGAACCAGTAAGAGTTGCACCAACACCAGAAGTTCCATTTGAATAAGTTGCAGCTAAATTAGTAGTTGTTTTTGCTTTAACTACTACAATACCAAGAGTTGACCAAACTGGAACTCCACTTCGTACAGTTAATACTTCAGATTCATTTCCAATACCTAATTTAGATAAAGTATTTACTGCATTTCCATATAAAATATCACCTTTCGCATATGATGTGATATTTGTACCGCCTTTTATAACTGGAACTGGAGAATTAAAGTTTGCTGGATTTAGATAATATTGATCGTTATTACCATTTAAAGTAATAGCATCAACTACAAGAGGTCTAATAGTTACATCGCCATCATTTGTAACTTCAAACTGAGTTTTGTTGAACGCAGATACACCTGTCTGAGTAAATCCAGATGTTCCAGTAGTATTTCCTCCTGCTTTATTAATACCAAATCTAATTCTGTTGAAATATACAGTATCCGCACCATCAACATAATTATCCCCAGCCAGTGTTAATGGTGAACCAGTTTCTTCCGTAATTCCTTGTACAGCTCGTGCCCAAACTTGATCACCACGAAGGAATGTTTTATCAGTTGCAGATCCAGAATATGCAAGTCTTGCAGGATCCAATACACCAGAAACAATGTTCGCCGCATCCGCACTTGCACCAGAAAGTACCGCCCAATTAGTAGAGTATTGAGTAGAAGTACTTATAGATCCAGCGATGGTGATATTTGCTTCTGTGAGAGTAGTTGTTCCAGATCCTACATCGGTAAGATCCATTGGAGATATAGTTGTGCCACCTACAGAAGAAGTTGCAGAAGCTTTTGTTGCATGAAGCGTAAATGTATTCTGAGTTACAGATCCAACAAAATAATACTCTGTGTTTACTAACCCACCTGGAACATCAGCTCCTGTTACTTTTACTGGAGCTGATGTAGTAAATCCATGAGATGGAAGATAAAATCTATTATTTGATGTACTTAAATGGTTTAATGTAAAATTGTGAGTTCCACTAGATGATGATGTGAAATTTATTTTATTCGCAGGATCCAAACCATAATTAATGTAAAGCTCAATTGTGGAAGAATCTATTACCTTAACATAATATAGTTGATTGTTGAGTAACCCACCAATTGCAATATTTGGTGATGAATCATAAATTAGATAATCTCCATTTGCTAGACCATGTGATGAAATTGTAATGCGAGAATTTAAATAATTTACATCTGCACTAGCATTAAATGATAGTGAAGTTGTAGATGTCGTGTTTATAGTTTTTACTGATGCATTTGCATCTGCAATATAATCTGGGTTTGTTGTAGTAGCATTGAATTTAATTCTCTCACCAGTTAAATTAATATATAATCTATTTTGAATTGCAGTTATAGTGAATTGGAATCCTGTTCCAGTTCCTCCAATAGCAGCCGCATTGGCACTCAATACATTATTAGTTGCATATCCAGATCCTCCTCGTGTTAAGTCAACATTTACTATAACTCCTCCAGTTATAGTAATGTCTGCCTTTGCCCCTGATCCAGATCCACCTGTTAAGCTGACATTAGTATATACTTGACTTCCAGACAATGGTGTGTAACCACTTCCAGCACTTGTAATTATACCTCCATAAGCTACTCCAGATTGTAATCCATTAGTTCCTTTTGTAGTATCAATTGTTCCAGTAGCTCCAGAAATGACTCCTTCAACTGAAGTCATTCCTGTTATATTAATAGTTTGAGTTGGTTCAATTACAATAAATTGTGAAATATTATCTGCTTGTAAAATATAGCTAGTATCAACTCCAGATACAGTTTCGGTAACTAAATCTCCAGCTCCAGCATCAATTGCAGGAATATCTAAATATAAATTATATCTGGAATCTAATCCTGAAGTTTTATATGTATTAAAATTTCTAATAGGAGGAATAATTTCAAGATTCAGTTTTCCTGCAGAGTTTAACTGAACAACTGAGTTTGGAACAGAGTTAATACTTACATTCTTATCAATGAAATCTCCTAGTCTATTATTTAAAAAGTCTCTAGTAGCTTTTTGAGTTGAAATTCTACTGTGTGCAGCACCACCAATTTCATTATCTCCCAAACCAGCATCTTTTGAAAATTCATCAATAGTAATATCTGAAATTGATAGCTTTAGAGAAGATAGTTCTCCAATAACTACTCTTTGAGAGAAGCTAATCTCTCCGCTTCTATTTTCTGCTCTAATAAATCGTCCAACTTTAAAATCACCCAGTTCATCAGTACCAGAACTATATACTCTTCCTGGATAATCCTCGTATTGCTCATAAGCTTCTACTTTTTGACCTCCATTTTCTGGAAGAGCATTATAATCAATACCAGAGCCGATGAATTCCCATGTGTGTCCAGATGAGTTTACAACTGATGGTCTATGAAAAGTAACTAATTTTCCTACAGTACCAGATATATTTTGAATTGTATTTCCTAAAATTGTACTAGAAACATTAAATTCTGTAGTATATAAATCTGTTCTGGATTCGCAAGTTCCAATGAATAATGGTTGTGGAGTAACAGAATGATCTTCAATTGTCATTCCAGGTGTGAATATATTCCTAACCTGAATATCTCCAATTTGTACTTTATTTACAGATACAACTAATATTCTACTATCTGCATCCCAGGAATAAACCGTTCCATTAGCTGTAGTTGGCCCAGTAATTCCAATAATCTGTTGACCTACATTAAAAACATATGAACCTGATGGAATTGTAATATTTTGATAGCTATTGTGGTGATTATCCACATTATCAACAAAGAAGTCTTCTACACTATTATAAAAATAATGTGTTCCCGATGAAGTAGAAGTTAAATTAACTTTATATTGTAGAGATTCATCTTCATATAATTGAATGGTATTATCATCAATATATTTTACAAAATATACTGTATTATCAATTAATCCCCCAATTGGAGCATTTCCATTTGCATCATAAAGAATACTATCTTCATTCAATAATCCGTGTAGAGATATTGTAATATAATCATCTATAATATTAACAGCTGTAGATGAAACAATACTATATTGGGTTCCTGCAGTTTTAAAATCGGATGTTATTTCTGTTCTGCGTAAAATTCCATTGGCCTCGGCAGATACAAATGTATGTGTGTACTGATCATTTGGGCCAGATGGTCCGACGTTTACAGTAAAAGTGTTTGTGGTTGTAGATAAAATTTTCAGCCAAGTATTATTAGCTGGATCAGTTGCACGAGGATGTGCTAATTGAGTAGCATTTCCATTTGACGAACATGTAAATACTAAAGATTCTTGTTTAATTAAAATCTCCTGCCCTGCAGTAAATCCATGATTAGCAATCGTAATTGTAGATACGCCAGTTGCTGGATTATATGTTGCGTTGGTTGCAGTATGGGAAGTAGTATTATATAATCTCAATACATAATGGTTGATTACTGGTCGTAGAGTACCAATAATTTCAAGTGCTTGCTTATTTAAAATTAACTTTTGATTTGATACGATACCTTGGTCAAATATATAATATTCATCTCTGTAACCAGAACCTCTTAACGCATAGATACCAAAGTTTGATGCCGAGTTTGTAATTGATGCGTATCCACCAGATTGGGCATATACACCATGCTTACAAAAAATCTGAAAGCACGAAACTAATTGTGCGTATGCATCATTGATAATGTGCCAAGCAGTACCACCAAAAGAAAGAATGGTAAAATATGCTGCAACCATTGATTTGCCCTGCACTGGAGCAGCTCCAGCTACAGGAAGTTCTACTTCACTTTGATTTGGAGGGGTATTAGTTTGTGCAATTCTACTACCATCAATTAATGCTCCATTCCCTCCTAAAAAGGAAATAATTGAACAATCTTTAATGTATGGAGATGTTGAAATAACTGGTTTTGCAGATGAAAGTCCAGTATATGGAACTCTGCTTACATTAGTATCTTCGACATCATCAAATGCAATAGCATATCTCCAGGTATAATCTGCATTTCCATTATTATCTAAGTGATCTCTGAAAACAACTCCTTCGATTAATACTTTATTTCGTATTCTAAAAATATCTTTATTTGCATTGAGTGGGCGAATAATAGCACCCCTTAAATTATCACCAATAATTGAAATATTATCGTTTACAATGATTGGATTATTTTCTATATAATCTCCAGTTGCAACGTAAATCGTAACTGGTTTTGGCATTCCAGATGCGACAATACATGCTTGCCTAATTGAAGCAACTGGAAATTCTATACCGTCATTGGAATCATTTCCATTAGCAGCAGATACATAAACTCTATTACCACCATACCTATCAACTGGATTTAGTGATACTATTTTTTCATTTTCGCCCTGTTTACGTTTAATATACGCTTGTCCATCATACGTATTAAGTCCTACTTCTCCCAGATCCAAATCTGTAGTAGTTGGAATACGTCCAGGAACTGCTGATCTTTTGAGCTTAATATTTGATGCCATAAGACGGTATATACCTAAAAAAATAGAGGGATATATATCCCTCTTTCTATTTATTGATTAATCTCTCGATGGATTATATGTTCCGTCTTCTCCAACTTGAGGCATATTAAAGGCATATTCATTTTTTATGTTTGCCAGACTCATTTCAACGGGATTATTTTGCTCTGGAAGAAAGACTTCGGTTTCAGTTAATTCAAGCTCGGAATCTTCTTTAATTTCTTCTCTTTCTGTCTCATCAATAATATCTATTCGGGAAGGATCATGAATAGCTTCTGAAACTCCAGATAGATGGTGGTGGGCATAAATTCTAGTTCCATTTTCAATAGGAGTAAATGAAACAGAATAATATCCAATTTTTGGATCAAAGAAAGGAAGTGGTGAATCAGACTCTATAGTTTTTTGAATCAGTTGTTTAAACTCAGGGGGAACTTTCTCCCCCTGAAGTTGTTCTTCGCAAACTTTGCGATTTTCACGATCTAGAAATTGATTTAATTTGATCTCTTGATCTTCATTCAGGAAAAATGACATAGGTTACTCCAAATTAAATGTATACAGTATCAACAGCAATTGTTGAAGGTTCCGCCGAAACTGTTACGGTAGATTCTAGGTGAACCTTCTTGTTGAATCTAGTCATATTTATGTTCATTAGAGACCATTCAAATGCAGATAGATCACCAAATGTAGGTCTTACGGAGAGATGTGCAATATCTTTGGACCACCACCACCATCTGTTGCCGATTGGCTGGACTTGATTTTCGGTATTAAGTAGTGGTGTCGTGTTATAACTTCTACGTCCAATGTTGAATGCGAAGTTGTAACCATTTGCACCTGCCATTTCGGAAGACATTACATTATCACCTTTGAGGTTTGTTGTTCCTCTATTTGTTACTGGATTATCAAACTGAACCTTCTTTAGACCTCTTGTTCTGAGGATCCATGCCTCACTTGAAGCAGGAACTGCAGGACCAGGGGCAGTTAGTCTGACTCTGTTGAAGTCGATTAGATGCAATACAAATCCAACAAAGACATAGTTTGAACCACTCTTATAATATAGTGCATCACCTCTTGCAATCTTAGCACTTGCGTTGATAAATGTTGCTCCTCCAGTTGGAGATCCAGCTGAAGTTGCAGTGAATAGAGTTCCAGCATTATTATTTGGAGCACCGTATTGGGTGAAGTCAGTTCCAGATATTGCAGTTCCAGGTACAGAACCAACAGATCCAATAATATAATCAGTACCTACAACAATTGCGTTTGATCCATTTGCAGTTAATTCATAACCATCTAGAATATGACCATTACCAGATCCACTGAAAGTAATATCAGTTTGACCAGCAGTTAGTGAGAATGTATAGTCACCGACTCTCTGATAAATTGAAGATGTATATGCACCTGGAGTATATGACTGTGCATAATTAATGATCATGGTTTCCTGTAGTCTGGTATTATTGCCAGTTCCCCAGCGAATATCTCCCCACTTACCAGATACTCCACCTCTGTATTTGAGATCTTGATATCTCCAGGTAATTGTATTGAGTTTTTTGATTCTGCTATTGGAGATAGAATTGAATGTGCTAGACCACTTATATGGTTGATATGTGAGAGGACCGATACCACCTTCATGATACCAACCTGCCCACCATCTATCATCAAGTAGTTTCTCACTTGTATGCATTGAGAGATAAATGTTCTCAGTATTGAGATTAGTATGTTGTACTGGGTTTGGTTGTGAAGAGCCAGTGAGTGCCTGGTTATTCTCCATCAGATAGATTGGTTGTGAAGAACTGAAGAATGTATCAGTTCCATTGCCATGGAAGTATCTGAAGCTTGGTGAGAATGCCTGTGTATTATAATCTGGAGAATCAGTTAGACCAAAGTGTGTCCATGCTGGACGAACAGGTTGTGCAGCCAACCAGATACTGTTACCTCTCTGTCTACCCCAGTTGATATTTAAAGCGCCAGAAGATGATAGACCAGTTACCTTGACACCATCAACTGTTCTTCCGAAGTTGCCTACCCAGCCAAAGCTACCATAGATACCCTTACCATTGTTTAAAGTACGATTTTGATACCAGGAATTCCAAACCCTAAATTGTGCAAACTCGACAGATCCACCGAACTCACTGTGCATAAATCTCATTGCAACAGGTCCATCATACTTGAATAGATCACTTGAATGTGCAACAAGAATATCACTAACTGATAGCCAATCAGATGGAGTTGAGTGTTCTGAATATAGAATATTATCTGGAGAATCAAGAGTTACAGTTGAATATCCATCTGGGTCTAACAATGCATTAGTTACAGTGAGTACAGTTCCTGATACCAATTTGAGTGATGGTTTTGGCACAGAGAATAGTAGTCTCTCGCCATTTGTAAATCCACCAATATAGTTTACATCATATTCAAATGTCTCTCTTGAGGTTGGTGAATTGGTTGTTAATCTTGCCTTCAAATAAATATCATTTCCACCAATATTTTCAATATAAATTGTCTCATCTGGCAGATTTGTTCTGAAGGTTAGTGCCTGTCCGTTTGTCAATCCAGTTGAAGTGATATTTGCACTTAGAGTAATCTGAGTTGATGTTATGTTTGTAATGGTTGTATTTGGAGGAATATTGTTTCCAGAAACACCATCTCCAACATTCAATCCACTTGTAGAAGACATAGACACAACTGCTTGACCAGCAGCTGCTGTTGCATTTGTATTGATTGTTCTATTGTAGAAGAATACTGTACTATTAAAGTCATAATCTACATATCTAATATCAGCAGAATTTACAGTATTTCTGAGTTCTAGTCTTGGTACAAAGGATACAATTCCACCACTCTGATTAACTTCAGAGACATAAAGAACTAGGTCTTGTGGATATCTTGGGTTATCATAGTTAAATACTGCACCTCTAATGATTAAGAAGTCATTCATTGCATATCCAGAACCTGGAGTATCAATAGTTAATGCAGTTACTTCACCTCTAGAATCAATTGTGAAGGATACAACTGCACCTACACCAGTATTTGCGGCACTGCCACCTAGAGTTACAAGTGATCTTCTCCATGGATCAGATGTATTTTGTAAAATTTGACCTGCGTTATTATAGTATACACCAAACTCACTAATAGGTTGTGCAATTATACCCGCATAAGTCGCATCAGGAGTAAGATTTCCTACAGTAGGTGTAATACCGTAGTCAACATAATAAGTTGTGTTATTATAGACATATGATGTAATTGGAGCTACTGTTGATAGAGTATTTTCATCGGTAATGAATGAGTGTGAACCACTTGTGTTGCCGAATACATAATTATCACTTTGAGCACCAGTCTTATCAGTATATCTTCTGTGAGTAACTGTGTATGTTCCAGGTCTTCTGAATCTATCTTCACTACCATAGTAGCTGACTGCAGATCCAATGAATCCCTTGAGTGCATCTCCTTCATTGAGTGAAATATTTCTGATATTGATATATCTTCTATTTCCACCTACAAATCTTGTATCTCTTCCAACTCCTTGGATTAGAGTATTTGCTTCATATGTATATTTGACAGTATCACCAGATTGAATTCTTCCAGATCTATTAGGAAGTCTGATTTGATTTTGGTTTGTAGTTAGAAGTGGTAAGTTGGAGTTTAGATAACTACCACCACTTCTTGGATATGACCAACCACCCATATTGATGGAGATAAATCCGAAGTTTCTTGAATCCTCATGTGATAGACACTCTGGGTTTGCACCTGAGCCATCAACTGCAGTTCCACCATAACTAATTGGATCTGATAGATGTAGTCTGACTACATTACTTGCACTAACTTTTTCAATATCAGAGATTCTTGACTTGAATACATTAGTAAATCTATCCCATGGATGTCCCTCAGTATTAAATGCAGGGATAATATAAAATTCAGTTCCTGCAGTTAGATTTGTAAGTAGTGGGTTAGAAACTACGAAGGTAATTTCTTCATTTGCAGTAAATTCTACTGATTGATTACTGATTGCAGCAGTAGCATTTTGGTTTAACGTAATTGTATAGGTGAAGTTAGGTGAAGTGCCAGTTCTGTTAACAGAAGAAATTCTGGTTCCAGTTGGAATACTTGAATGTATTACTCTAATTCCAGGAACAAGTCCGAATGCAACTGATGCAGCACCTGTGAGAGTAAATGTATTTGAACCACTTGCAATTGTAATGTTTGCAGTTCCAACACCAGTTGTCTGATTACCAGTTAGAGGAATACCATTTAGTCTATCAAGACCTCTGGTTGATTCAATGATTGATAGAGGATCAACAACTCCAAAAATTGCTTGTTCTGATCTATTATTAATAAATGTATTTACATTATTGGCAACTTGATGTGGAGCAGCAATATTTTGGAAGATAATTCTTCCTGAAGTTTCATTAGTTTGATCATTAAAATCAGCAGTTGCTCTCTTGGTGTTAATGATTTCACCAAAGATTAGGTTATCTCCAATTCTATTTCTAGATGATGGGGTAGCAGCAGTTCCACTTGCAGTACCAACTCTAAACTTGTAGAGTTTTGGCCAGGAATCAAATGTATCATTTGTTCCTCTTCTATACCAGCTTTGAGCTATATTTCTATGTGGTAGGGAAACAATTTGACCCACTTCAAACTTCTCAGCATCTTCATTTAGAGTGTCTGCAGAGCTAGTGACATCTACATATGCTCTATTGGTTGTAGTAATACCAGTGTGAGTTAGATATGAAGTGGATAGAGTTGTGTAACCGATTGCAGCAAGTCGCTTATATGTTGATGCAGTTGTATCAACTGGATCTGCAAGTTTAATTTCAGTAGCAACTAGGTTGTTAACAGAAATTGTTGGAGTTGCAACAGTTGGGTTAGTTGGATCGCCAGGCTGTAGATTCTCAGTAATATCAAGACCATCCCAATCATGAATATATGAAGGCCAATACTTGGTATTACTTCTAGTAATAGTTAGTCTATAACCAATTAGATTATTCACAAATATTTTATTAAAGTCACAAAGTTCTAGTTCACCGATTTCACATCTACCTGCAGATGGCCAGTATCTTAGAATATTATCATCTTCAAATAGATCAAATCTTGATACTAATTCGCCATTTGCAAGTGTTCTGTTATATGTAATATTATATGATTCTTCTTCTAGTCTTACTACTAGTGAAGTTCTGATATCCTCTGGATTTGCTGGGTTTGCATACTGATAGATGCCTAGATATGGCTTTCCAAGAGTACTCTTAGCAATCTTATAGTTTTGACCACCATACTGAATGTAGTTTCCTGGAGCAATAATGGACTTAGCACGCTGTAGTGCTGCCTTAATACCAGTTAAACTTGTTTCGATAAAGTTATTTACAATAAATGTGTTGTTAGCAACTGCAGAGATGATTTCACCTGGCTCAAACATTTCATAATCAACATCAGTGATGTTTGTTCTAACTCTTGCAGTTTCTAGAACTGTAATTTCATAGTAATCATTTCCAGTTACAGGGTATCTTAGAACATCATTTTTATTGTTATTAAGACCTAATGAAATGATATCGAAGGAAAGAATATTTCCGGCCCCATCTGTCTCTAATAAGGCTTTAATCTTATCTCCAGATGTTTGTGTCTTATTTGTATTGGTGAATTCAATTACATTTAAACTTGATCCAGATACTCTTGGAAGAGTTGCAATTCCATTTCCTCTCTTGACAATAGACACATCTTTTGGATTTGCAAAGATTGATTTCTTTTGTGCAGAATCAAAACCTAGTTCATACTTGGAATAAGTGGTTCCGTCAGCATTTGCAATCTTCTTGTATCTAGTTGTTAGAGTTGCAAGATAGTTAAATCTCTGTGATGGAATAAAGTTGGTTAGAAGTTGTAGTTGGAAACCAGACCAGTCAGTAATATTCGCAGTAGAATCATAGTTATTATATTCAATATTTCCAGAATATGTAATTTCAAAGTATGCAGTAGTTCCCTGCTTATAGAAGTTAAATGTTAAAACAATAGCAAGTACTGAGTCTACATTACCACCTCTTACAATTTTGGTGTAGTTAGGATAAACGTTTTTAGCAATTAATTCTGCTTTATCCTTTTGAGTTTGAGTATCATAAGGTAAGGTGAACACAAGTGTCTTGGAATTTAAAATCTTACTTGAGTCAGGATGTCCACCAGATACTCCTGCAGCAATATTAATAAATGTATTATTAAATCTTAAATTATTTCCATCTAGACTTGAAGAAGTGCTTCCACTATAAGAAATATTCTGAGTTGTAAACTTCTCATCTAGAATAACAGTTGTCTTGAATGATGTATTATTGGAATCATATTTAGGAATTGCAGAAATAGTTTGAATTGGGAATGTTCTGGAGTCATAGTCAACCCTCTTGCCTGATGGCAGGAAGTTTGGCTCGATGTAAAGATTATTAGACTTAGAGAATGTGGTATAATACTTGAAGAGAATATCATCTCTACTTACATTAATTCTCTTGAAATCATTATTTCCAATTGCATTAATAACAGTAGTTCCTCTTGGCTCAATGAGATCTACAGAGTGACCATATCCAAACTTATTGGTTGCAATGAGTCTATTTGCAAGTGGTGAAGTTGCAGAATTATCATTTCCAGAATATAATAATGAAGACCAATCAAGAGTTAGATTTCCTCTAATTCTTACGCCATTAATGAAGATTTGACCATTATTTGTGGAAATGATGCCACCATGATATGCACCGCCATATGTGTTTGAAACATCTGATGCGTCTGAGAATGCACCAATTGTAACATCAGAAAGTCTGATTTCATTGGTACTACCAGGAATTCCATTGATCTTGATTAAGCTTGCACCTAGATTTCCTACTGATGGAGCTGCAGTAGTTGGGAACTTCTTACGAGTTACTCTATAGCTATTTGCATAGTTGATAAATACCTTTCTACCTCTTGTATCCATTCCAGAGCCACTAAGTCTATAACCAGAGCCAGCTTGAGATAGGTTGTACTTAGCAATTCTTTCAAATTCTTGGTCACTTACGAATCCAGTAGTTCTTCTTCTATCTTGACCAATTGTAACACCATCAATTGTAAATACCTGACCATCAAGTAATGCATAACCATTAATATCTGCATAGCTAAATCCAGAGAATGCACCGAGAACTGAAGAATTTGCTCCAGAGTTATCTGGGTGTGATGCAACTGCAGAAGCATTCACTTCAAGTAGATAGTATCTTTCATTCTGCCTACCATAAAGTCTTCTAAAACCGTTGGGGAATACTGGAACTGTTATACTATACTCTTCATTATTATTTCCAATTTGTACAGTGATTGAAGTATGCTTTGCCATATCAAACCACTGTGGGTAGATCTTCTTGGCAGGAACAATTGAACCAACTGTAATTGTAATGTTATTTGAAGAGCTTCCTCCGAGTGAGGTGCCTGGAATTGTTAGAATATCTCCAATTTTATATCCAGAACCTGGAGTTGCAACTGTTACTGATGTATATGCACCACCACTTCTAGTTACATTAAAGGTTGCTCCTGTTGAACCTGCGGTGCCACCTGTAGCAGCAACTGCAAGATAAGTTTGATCTCCAGTAACTGCAAAACCAAGTCTGCTGAAGGAGTTAACTCCGCCGAATGATGCACTTGGATTTAGGTCAATTACGAGGTTGATTGTATCTCTCTGATATCCCGCAACGATACCAAAGATTTCTGGAGTATCGAATTCTGTATCATCATAACCTTCACCAGATGAAGTATATGACTTGGGTAGGAATTCTCTTCTCTTCTCTAGACACCAGTTGTAAGTTAGTGAAACAAACTCATCACCATCACGGTTGGTAAATACTAGATATACACCATCAGATAGATTGGTTGCAGATGTAAAATCAATATCCTCATCAGCAGAAGATCTTCCATCAGTTGGATCATATAGAGCACAAATAAGTTCAATTCCTGTCAAAGTAGAACCACTAATTACTTTTTTGACATCAAGAACTTTTGTCTTCTTGGTTGATGCAGTTACACTTCCGGTTGTTGCATTTGGGAAGTAATACATGGTTGTGCCAGGAATTACATAATCTCTTAACCAATTAAATTTCTGTAAATCAGAAGAAGTTGTGAAGTTAGATGCAGTGAATACAAACTTGATAAATCTTGAATCTTTTGAAATAAAAGTTGTTGAGTCTACAGTTGGATTTACAATAGCACCAGAAGCATCAGTTAGAGTTTGATTATTCACATAGTATGAGAACAGACCCTTACCTGCAGATGCAGAATTATAAGTTGTATGGAATGCAAGACCACCTTGAATATTTGCAGTTGATGCAGGGAATCCAGCAGATTGTTTTACATACCATGCCTTTCTAACTCTTCTTCTTGCAACGATTGTTGAAGGATCTGATGAGTAAGAATTATCAAGAATTTCATTTCTTGTAATTGCTTCGTTTAGACCTAGGAAGTGAATATTGGAAATGTTTAGTCCGCCAGTCGAGGTAATGTTGTCTCCAATGCTTGAAACATAGAGGTTATCAGTTCTTCCTCCCCAGGTATTTGAGAATCCAGGACTTCTGAAGAAGCTTACAGAGTCTCCAGACTTAACTTCACTTAGGGAGTATCCGCCAATTCTACCAGCAGATCTCTTAGCGAATTCTTTAGAGTACTGTTCACTAGTTGATTGTACACCGGAACCATTGATGACTAGTTTACATGGGAAGTTAGCACCAGTTAGTCTGTAATATCCAGGCTTCATGATGAGTTCCACTTCATCATTTGGACCAAATGATTGATCAGTTGCAAATTTAGCAACCTGAGTTAGATTTTCAAATGGTTGGAAAGTCTTAACAGCACGCTTAGTTTGTAGGTTTGCACCTAGAGCCTTAGATGTAACTGGGTTTGGAACAATTGAATCTGTATACTTAGTATCAATATCGCCAGTGTATGGAACTGGTTTCTGTGGTAGAGTATATAGAGTTGCACTTTCAATGTCTACATCTTCACTGATTGATTCTACATCTGGAATAAATGCAGTCTCAAATGTCCACTTATCTCCATAAGATGCATAAGTTTGACAACCAGTAAAGAAGATTTTGGTAGCTGAATCATCAATATAAGTTACATTGTTATCTCCACTTGATTGAGTATCAACTCTTCTGAGTAAGCAAAGTTGATTTGCAAAAGATGAAGTCTTGAAGTAGATGAATGTAGTATATCTTACATTTCCAGAAACACTGTTTCTGATTGTTACTGCACCTCTTGTTGGAATTGCATTCCAGAAGTTTGAATCAACGGAGATTCTTACCGAGGTATCTCTTACAGGAGTGTCAACAATATTAGATGCAACATTTTGACCTAAAGTTCCTCTTACATATTGTGTATCAGCAATTGCAACATCATCGCCAATTACTGAAAGTACAGATGAATAATTCCTTAGAATTGTATGTAGATTGTACTGTGAAGATTTTGGAAGTACACTAGTTACATAGTCATAATATGACATGTAGTTTTGTGTTGATGAAATACTAATAGTATTATTAGTGTAATCTATATCATCATACTGTAGAGAAATATTAATTGTTGGATTGAAGTAGTACTTAACTCCACCAACAGTTACATAGTCTTCAGAAGTAACTTGAGCAAGAGTCATTTCAAGATCAATTCTACCAAATGGAGGCATACCACTTGTATCAACAAGTCTTAGTCTATCAATTGCATAGAATGTTCCATTAGATACTGTGGAGAATGTAGCTCCAGTTAGAGTTACTTGAGTTCCACTATCTACTGTTGCAATGGTTGCTTCTCCAACGATGCCTACACCAGTTAGATTTGCAATCTTCATTCCAGGATACATTGCTGCAGTGCTTGAAATACCACTTAGAATACCACCAGTGGTTAGACTTGCATTAAATGTAGTTGGAACAGTTAAACCAGTTACTGAGTCTAATTGAACAGAGTTTAGGAATGTTCTGCTTAATGGTTCAATATAAATTCTATTGTTGTCTAGGTTCACATTAGATGCAGATAGAATCTTCTTCTTGATTCTCCATGCATCGAGGAACTTAGGTGAAACATAGAGTCGATCATTGGTATCAGTTGCAATATATCCAGTTTTCTCTGGTCTTGCACCCTTAGTGAAACCATAACCTTCTGGACCACCTTCTGGGAACTTCTCGCCATTGAGAATCTTATTGTTCGCAATGAACATTCTATCTGTTACATACAGAGTCTGAATGTTAGCTCTGTCAGAAACAGTCAGTCTTGCAGTAGTAAAGAAGTTTGATAGGCCCTTGAGTAAGTTCTGTGATGCAGTGTTTCTTGCAGTAGTTGCAATTACATTGATAACAGTGTTGGCAATTCTGTTCTCAATATCTGATACATCAACACTATTAGATTCTGAAGATTTACGAACCTTAGGAACATTAAGTGTAGTGGATGACTGACCACCTGCCTGAATAACTTGGTTTCCAATGTAGAAGTCACCTTGAGAGTTTGTACCAGATGAAGCAACGAAACCACCTGCGTTTTCGTAACCTTGAACGATGAACTGTTCGTATGCTTTGAGAACTCTAGTCTGTAGATTTGGGAAACCAGTTGAGTAGTTACCGGGACCAATACCGATATATTCCCAAGTGTGTGAAGAAGCACGGAGAATAGATGGTCTATAAAGTGGTATAGTTGGTGCAAGTGAGAGTAAAGTATCTGATTCGTTGTCTACTGTAGCTCCGCTAGAAATTGATGTGGTGCTTGAAAATACACAAACAATCTTTCTTGATTCTTCATCAGATTGAATACCATAAGCGTTATCATCTGCAGATGCACTAAATGTTCTGCCAGAACCAATTCTATAACTGCTTCCATAGGTATTGAATGAAGTTGAGATAGTTGAGAAGCTGGCCTTACCACTTCTGCTATCCCATGCAGCAACTGGTGCGACATCAATTGAAGTAGTAGTTGCAGCGTCTCTGGTTGCATAGCAAAGATTGAGTGCTCGTACAAGTCTATGGGCTGCTTCTGCAGTTACAGAAGTCATTGCAGGAACTTCTGCAAATGGAGTACCAGACTGACCACTATGATAATACTTTTTGTTTGGAACAGAAACATCTTTTGCTCTATATCCACCAGTATTTGCACCATTGCCAAATACATATTCAACCATACAACGGGAATCCATTTGTGGTGGGTTCCAGAGTACTCTTGGGTTGGTAATATTTCCTTCTTCGTTGGTTGATGGATATAAGTAGTTTATATTAGACTGTACTCTATAATTGTTATCATTTCTGTAAAGCTCAGAAAGATTATCTGCAACAATTGTCTGAAATTCGTCATCACGGGTGATAGTGACAGGAGTATTCTTGTAATTTCCAATGTCTCCATCAACAAATCTATCAATATCTGCTCTAAGAATAGTTAGATAGTATACTCCATCACGAATTCCTCTTTCCCAAGAATCAATTTCTTGGACATCATAAACCATGAAACGATAATTTGCATATGGAATTCCATCTGGATCATTTCCGCCAGCAGTTCCTTTAATGATAAATCTTTTTTCAGGTGGCTTTGGAGTTACTGCAGTGGTTTTAGGAATTACATACTTAACTCTCCAGAGAAGATCATTTGGAACAGATCCTCTGGTATCTACAAACTTAGCAGAAGTCACTGAGCCAGGGAATGATTCCCAATAGGTTAGAACATTAATATCTTCAGTAACTGAAACTACTTGGCTGCTTCCATCAGCAAGAGTTTCAGTTTTGGTGGTAAATTGAGTTTCAATAGTTTGTGAGAATAGGAAGTCAGAAACATATGTTCTTGATGAAGCATATGTAGGATTAATTTTTAGATATACTTTCTGTCTTGCAGGATCCCAGAAATAACCAATACGCTGATTATTATTTGGAACTTGGGAAGTTGAATCTCCAGTACCAGCAGTTAGCTGTAGAACTGCTTCATAAGTTGAAATGCCACCATTAGCATTGTCTACTTGGTTTGCAATTTTACAATCTGCTTCTGCAAGTAAACCAGTTGCAGTATAGTATTCTCTGAAGAGATTGTAGTTATTGTTTGCACCGAAGGTTAGGAATCTCTTGGTTATAGTAGAACCATTATTAACATCAGTGGTTTCAATTACAAGTTCTGGAATGTCATCTTCGCTGAGAACTCCAGGAATATCCAGATATACTTTAAATGAGTTGCCAGTTGCTGAGCTAAAGTTAATTTTTGCTTGCTTCCAATCTTGTTCTGCCTTTGTAGCAGATTCACCTAGGTTTGCTCTCCAAGTCTCTGTAGCATTAATTGGGTATAATTCAGTGAACTGTGAAGTTCTATTGATACCTGCAGGTGGAATGAGTGCAGTAATCTTACCAGATGCAGATGGAGGATCGACCTGGAACTTATTACCAACTGCTCTGAGTGAAATTTGACCGAAGTTGGAGTTAGAGTTGGTGATAGACATATCACCACCATTAACTGCCAAAAATTGATCAGCGTAACCAACAGCAAAAACAGATACTACCTGAATGAAAGCTCCGTTGGATGCTTTGATGTGGAAATGTCTCCAATCATGCTTATACTCAGCATCTGGATCTGCATAGATTGGACCTCTGTTTGATGCAGAATCATCTTGAGTTGCGATGTTGCGTACTGTATCACCAGCTGCAAATGTAGTTCCAGAATCTGTGTAAACCTTACCAGTTGCGTTTCTTGGTTGCCAGTATGCAGTTGGATCTTTCTGTAGTGAGATACCAGTGAACTGAGCAACAACCATGGACTTGAAGCTACTCTCTTTTACTTTACTGCCATCGGTATGCATACCGCAAAGACCGAGGACAGAGCGAAGTGAGCAGTTGAAGATGTATGGTGAGCAAGAGTTTACAGTATCAATAGTAGTCTTTCTTGAAGAATCTCCAACGATTTCGTATTCTTCAGTTCGTACTTCTCTTGTACCAGTTTCACCTAGAGCTTGTGCCCAAGCATCAATTCTCTTATAATATCTTTCTAGTTCACCATCAGTAGTTCTTTGGTCTGCATATGTAAATGCAACTACTCTATGGTGAGAATAGTTTGAATTTGCTGCATTAGTGAATGAAGGAATGCCGCTTCCGCCATATGTTACAGAATTGATAGGAGTTGTAGCAGAATCTTTAAATGTCATCTGCCAGAAATAACAACCACCAGTTACCTTGAAGATTGAAGTCTGGTAACCGACACCCACTACTTTTTTGTAGAGTGAAGTATATGTATCTGGGTTGTCGATAATGCCAGTAACGATACCCATGAGGCTTGCAATTGCAGACTCTGCAGTTGCACAACCCGCATCATAGGTATTTCCGGTGGAATAATCTACGCCAGCAGTAAATGTTGGCCTGTTAATTGTCTTGCCAGATGTAATTTCAGTATACTCATACTGATCAGGAGTATTAGCATTACTCCATGCATTGATGGCAGAGATCATGATATCTCTTGCCTTGTTAAATGCTGCAATAGTAGCAGCCTTTTCATTGGTTCCAGTAATGTGCTGAAGAGCAGTACCGTTGGTATAGAATTCACCCGCTACAAATGAATTTGCGTTGCCACCCTCTCTAAGGTCTCCAATTACTGCGTCTACAATATATCCAAGGTCTCTCTTGCATGTTTCATTTATTTTTGAAACAGATGGATATTGTTGTTGTGCAAATAGGAATGCTTGTTCTACAATATATCCTCTTGACTTTTCAACCATATTAGCAGCATCATATATGACACCGCTAATTACATAGTTATCGCTTGAAATGCTTCCGTCATTAGAAACTGGAGATGGAACATACTTAGGACGAATTACAGTTTTTCTAAGATCATAACCGACGATAGAAGTACCTCTTGGTACGATAACACCACCGTTTCTTGGGTTGAATCTGTAAACTTCATTACTAATATCAGTTAGCCCAGTAACTGGGTTTGTGACTACATCATATCCAGGTCTGTTATCAATGGTGTAATCACCCGGAAGAACCATAATGGTGTATGCTTCAAACTTATCGTTTGCTGCACCAGCAACATAGCTTTTTCTGGACGCTTCAAGAAGTGCTCTCTCAATTGTTTTAAATGGCTGGTTAAGGTTACCACCATTATTGCTTAAAGCGTCAGTAGCATTTTTGTCTGACTGGCTAACATATAGAACTACATTTCTGGAGTTTTCAAAATCTGGGTTAGTACCACCAAGAGCAGTATTATTTCCTGTAACAATACTTCCGTCTGCCTTAAAAGTTAATCTAGGTTGACCTGCAGTAGAAATTGAAAGTTCATTTGTCCCTGGGCTGTAGATACCAGTCTGAGGACTACCTTCAAAACTTATAGCAGGAGCTGTTGGAGTATTATTACTATCGAACTTAATTACTATACCTTCCGCAATGCCACCAGATGTAATTCTAGTTAGAGCCATATATTTACCTTGAGAGAGGCTAAAAACTAGATTTATTTATACAATTTATTCTTATCTATCGAAGCAATTCATGCTATATTCTGTTGGTTTTAGGAAGTTTATGATGTGTAAAAGGGCTAAATCTGGCTTGGAATTTCCGCAGGTAAAAACGTCTAATGCGACACTACCATCTTCTGGCCAAGTATGTATTGAAATATGACTTTCGGACAATAAAGCAACAATTGTTACTCCTTGTGGAGTAAATTTATGTGAAGATATTTCTAAAAGAGTTGCTTCTGCAATATCTATAGATTCTCGTATTAGTTCTTTTAGAACCTTTTCATCATCGAGAATAGTATGGTTGCAGCCATATAATTCTGCAACACAATGCTTTCCTAACTTTTTCAAGCTCTTACTAGTATAACGGATAATTTATTTATTACCAAAAAACCTCAATGAATAAAAATTCTGGGGAATTTTTTTGGGGCTATTTGGTAACTAAAAGTCAATTTTGATTTTTAGTATGTGTACTTGATCATATCTTCGGTTAGTGAACCATTGATAAATGCACACATGTTAGTAAAGTCTTGGGCGTCTGGTTCATGTAGCTTTAGGTATTCACCATCGTCTCCATGAAGATGGATAGTCCTTGATAGCATGTCCACTTCAACACGATTTAGAGTTGAGTTATCTCGGATGTTCATACAAAGTCTCCAGTACCAACCTAGTATAGCACGATACCTGGCGGCTGTCAAGCCCCCCTCGGATTATGTATCGAAGATGGCTGGTGCTTCTCTCATGCACAGAGAAGAACTTACATCTAATAATGGTCCTTCTGTAATTCTAGATTCTGGAGCTGCAACAGTGCAGAATTTAGACCCACTAACGGTTTCTAATTCTAACGCTAATCTGTTACTTGAGGATATTCCAGCAGTTGTATCATTATTAATTGATAATCTAGTAACATTAGTCACTCCCATTATACTAGTATTAGATAATCCACCTTTCCAAACATTTTCTGCAGCGGCTTGAAATTTATTTGAAACACCAGTTCCAATATCTGTATTGGTTCCTGCACGAAGATTAATTCTGTTGCCGCCAATCAAACAGAACTTGTTTAACCCAATGTACTTATTTTCATACATTGTAGTCAATGTCCATGAACCAGATACTAAATGATTTTGTTCTGTGCAATTTGTACTAAATGATGGAGCATAAAGATCAAGTTGACCAGATGCAGTTAATCCTATTTTAGATCCGGCAATGGCCAGTCCATTTCCAGCACTTAACATAGCATCATTTTTGTAGATAGATGTATGTTCTCCTGCGTATGTTATTTCGCTAATTTTATTAACGTTTAAATTATAATCTCCACCTACCTGTAAATGATAATTACCACCTACTTTCAAATGATAATTTCCTTTAACTGATATATGTGCATCTCCCATTATATTAATTTCTTGTTTACCAAATGTAACTTCTACTTTATTGTTACTATTGGTCACACGAATATTCCCAGCATCATCTACTTGGAATCCAGTTCTACTTCCTGCAGCTTCAATAACCAATCTATTATTATATGGAGTATCATCCATAACGATGATATGTCTTTCACTTGCTTGGATAAACTGCTTAGAATATTCTGGATTCCATTTCCCTGCAATATTATTAGTTACTCTAAAATTAAATGGATTGCAATTATTTCCAGTTAATTGACATTCATTCCAATCAATTTGAATTGGAGATTCAGTAGTTCTATTACACCCAATTCCCAATATGTTCAATACAAACGCTACAATGTTTCCAACATTTGCTAGCATATTTGCATTGACATATCCATTGCTATCAAATAACTCTCCCATATCAGCAATATTGCCAACATTTTTGATGAGATCTATTATACCTTTAATAGCACTAGCAATCTCAGTTCCAACTGAAACAATTTCAAATATAGAACCAAAAATATTATTTACGCATTCTTCTGCAAATTGAATATACTTGTCTGCTTGAGCAAGTAAATCTGCAGCCATGTTCTCAACAAAGTCAACAATAAATCCTTCAATTCCATTCATTAGTGCATCTACTAATGCTTCATCAATAGTACATGAAATTGTTCTGAGAATTTGAATGACAACTTCGGTAACTGTTTTTACAAAATATGGTATTGGACTACTGGCTGCCAGACCAATGGCATTTAATATTTTAGTAACTTCAGCCATTAGCCAAGACTTAACTTGGTTAACAATATACCAAACTAAGTTTCTAATTACATTGATACATCTATCTACAGCACTCTTTAAATCTACAACTTTATTAGTATATCTTCCATAGATTTCAATCGGAGTATCTGTTTTTTTAATATACCTTACGGAAGAATTTATTGGGTGTGTTGATGGCTTAGTTCCATCTGCACCTCGTTTTACATTAACTAGCGATTTTTCATTTTTTCCATTATATCCAATTATCTCATTTCCTATTTTAATTTTTCCTATTGGTGGAAATTGTGATACATTACTTACAGTAACATACTGCTCTTCAATTGACAAATCCCTAGTCAATATTGGATTTCCAGCATTTGGATTATATACAACCCCGGTTTTAAAAATATTTCCAAGTCCTTCAATACAACGTTTGATATCTTCTACAATTGTTTTTGCTGGGCCATCTTTTCCATCAGCAATTGAAGTTGCACCCAAATTTCCAGATGGATTTGACGGAGATGCAGGTAATGATGCAGCAGCAACTGAATCTGATGCTAGACCACCTTCATCATTGGTTCTTTCTGAATCTTGTGGCTGACCTGTTTTACTTTTGTTGGGAGATATAGCATTAACTGCACCTGGATTATTTGCAGCTGCAACTGTATCTGGTTCTATAAATATTGGTCTAATTTGACTATAAAATGATCCCATTACTACAGGTTGCTGGCAGTCTGGATAATCAAGAAAAAATCCCATCACAAAACTACCAGCTTTTAATCCTCCATTAGCTGCATTGCCAATTCCACTGACTGCAGCGTTTGTAGTTGGCTGCAAGACAAGTGCCCATGGAAGATTCTCTGGTTTCTCAAAAGGATCATGAAACCCAAGAATCTTTACACGTACTCTTCCTAACTTTGCATCTCGATCATCTGGGTTCTCAACAGTCCCCAGCCACCAAGTGAAATCATTATTACCAAGAAATGCTGAGTTTTGTAATGTAGGATTAATTGACATCTATCACACTTCGTATATACGGCATTCAGGAGCATCTGGATTTTCATCGCAATATAGCTCTAGTGGAGTTGGATCACTTGTTTGATTTGGGTGATTCTCCTTATATTTAATTAAAGATTCCAGTTCACTTTCTAGATATCTGCGTCTTTGTGAATTGGTGTTGCCATCCAACAATTCATTTTTGTTTTTATTGATGTGTTGGTCTATGTTCTGATCCATTAAAACGTTGCTCCGCTAGGGACATTAGTTTGTTTAATTTCATTGCCACCAAATGAATCTCTTGTTAATGTAGCAATAGTTCTAAGTTCAGTTCTATTTAGGATGGTATGCTTAACTGAATGAACTATATATCTTCCACTAATTCTAGTATCTTCTTTAATTCTACCATCTTTACCTTTTTTGGGAGATGGTATCGAAATATTGATTACATATCCTGGCTGCAATTTTAAATCTCCTGGAATTGCTATTTCTAGTTTGTTATATTCTAAAAAGTAATATCTATAAATTGACTTTTCGTAATTTTTATTTACTTCATCTACATGATTTAATTTTTCGATTTCATCATTCGATAAATCTTTCCAGCCAAATGTAGATATTGTTGTTGGTCTATAGATTAATCTAGAGGGCTTTAATAATAATTCATTATCTTGAAATGGAGTCATCTTATTTAAATGACTCATATCTTTCCAGTATGTAGATGCATTTGTATTCCAATTTTGAAAATTTCTATTATTGATATCTACATATAAAGCATTATGTGCGAATGCACCATTACGAAGATCATCCAGAATATCAAATGCTTTTGGAGAGGAGTAATTTAGTATTCTATAGTTGTTTAATTCTGTTTTCGATACTTTAGTATTTCCCTGAATAAAAGTATATTTTGTTCTTTTATTTGGATATGCATCTGCGTCAAATAGTACATCTAGTGATTTGTAATTATATCCATCAACCGTCTCATAGAAAAGATATCCCACGGAGGATTTATTTTTTACAGGTACACTTCTTCTTGACATCCAAATTGCAGCATCAAACAATCTCCAATTTGGGACATACATATCAAACGGATATAACGTTTCGTCTACATTTTTAAATTGTTTATCAGAAATTGATTTAATTTTTTCTTTCAAAAATACTTCTGCTTTTTTTCCATCAACTCTTTCACGAATTCTGGTGTATTCATTATCCAAAACTTCTTTGCTGACTGCATGAATTACATATGCCTGATTTTTTTCTTGCATCACTCGACCATCAATCTTGTGAATATAGAAATTTAAGGTGTAATTTGCAGCTAGTGTTGATAATACAAGTTGAATTTGCTCTCTTCCAATCAAAGGTAAAGTTTCAATTAAATTTTCCCCGATATCATTTATAACTAATTGACAGTATATACTCGACGAAATAATACTTTGATAGAAAGTAACTTCATGCACTAACTCTTTAATGTCAAGTTTACTTTGATTGGCATTTAGTGGGTATAGAAATACAGATTTTAGAGAAAAATCTCCAGTAAATTCTTGATTCATTAGAGTCTTGTCTTGAGGTTAAATGCTAGTGAACTATCTATTGAAGAATATGATCCTGCAGAATAGTCTGGAAATTCCACTGGAGTTATCAGGTTGGTGTTTGTTATTGTATTGGTTCCGCTCATCATAATGTATGTATCTGAATATGCAGTAACATCTTTAGCTGCTTGAAGATATTGCATACTGTCCTTTTCCATTTGTGCTCCATTAAATTTAGCTGGAGCATTTAACATTTGATATAATTTTCCAAGACTTTCTGATACTTTAATAGGATCAAATGCTGGTTGTTGATCTTGAGTAGATTCTTCAGCAGGAGCCACCCTATCAGCTTCAACTGTTGGTGTTTGAGCTGCTGGAGATGTTGCTTGACCAGGAGTTCCACCTTTTCTCAGTAATGAAAACAATCCTTGAGTTAATGGATCAACCTTACCATTTAAAGTTTCTGCTAAATCTTTTTTTGTAGTGTGTTGTTCTAGGTGTAAATGTGCTCCACCAGATCTTCCTGCACCAGGAGTTTTTGGCACACCTCCACTCATTGCAATTACAGAATTAGGATTAAAATTTTGACCCTCTTTTACCCAAGAAGGAATAGAACTTAAATGTGCAAGTCTAGCAATCTTTCCATCAGTTAATTTAACATCCATATATTGACCATAGCCACCATTAGCTTCTTTTTCTACACTAGAAGTTCTACTAATTTTCATAAACTGTCCACCCAGCGTAAATGATAATGGAGTTCCAGACCCAAATGCAATATCTATTCCTTCATGTGCATGTTTTCGGAATGATTCTTTCTTGCCAAATTTACTAGTAATATCTCCTCTAGACACCAATCCACCAGTTTGCATTTTTGCAACACCAGCAGTGTTGAAAGTATGTCTCTTATAATTTGTTTCGTTTACTTGTTGAGAAGTATCTATACCTGCACCCGCAGAATAATTTCTAAATCCAGTTGCATTGATCAAATACTTAATAGTATTTCCACTTAGACCTTCAGCTTCTAATGCAGATTTCAATTTAGATTTATCCATGCCCATTGCTAGGGCTTTTTCTGCAAGATCTAAAGATCCTTTACCCCATTGCTTATTAATATTACCATTACTAACTGGAGTGTATTGTCCTGGGCCATATATAATTCCACGAATACTTTTATCATTTGCACCATAGAATCCTGCTGATTTGCCAGAATCTAATATTCTCTTTCTATTGAGTACAGAATTTACAACTAGTGCCATACCAACAACACCTTCACCAGCAGCTTCTGCAAGTGCAAGTTGTTTTAGTAAAGTTCTATCATCAGCAGAAGATAAATCTACTTCACCAGTAAGGTCACCAATATCTTCAGCAGGATCTCCTGGTCTTCTTTTATTTTTAGATTTTTTAGTAAAATCTAGATTAATAATATTGTTTAAAATGTCTGCAAGTATTTCACGAATACTATTGCCAGAATTATATCTTGCTTTCTTGGATTCTTCTGATGATTCTTTCTTTGCAATGATATTTAAAGTTTTATTTAAACCAAGTACCTTTTCAAGTTCTGAATTAGATGATTGTTTCTTTTGATCAATATTAAACCCACCTGTTGTTCCACCAATATCAGATGTAAATACATAATTACTTGACCCAAATTCTCTTCGATAAGGTGATAATAAACTAGATGCATATGGACGAATTGTTAATCCAATAGGTCCTAGAGAAGATATGACAGCATCAATTCCACCAATCATTGAGGATGCAACTACTCCCATAGGAGCATTTAATATAGTCCCATCGTAAATTCTAGGCAGAGGAATAACTGCTTCTGGTCCTGCTTCACCAATAAGTGCTCTAGTTGGTTTTGTTACAATACCACCCACTGCAAGAGCAGGTTCTTTTGGTGCAGAAAATCCTTTAAAGAATCCATATAATTTATCTCCAACCCAATCACCAAGTAATCCACCAACAACAGCACCAAACGTAGCACCAGCAGCAGTACCAGCAAATGGAATGATACTTCCCAATGCTCCCATGACAATACCACCAAGCCATGCACCAATGCTAGATCCAATCAGCTTTACTGCAGCTTTATCTAATGGATCTCCAAAAATTAAGTTGAGTCCAAATCCAATAACAGGACCAATCAATGGAATTTTACTTAATGGTTTTGCTGCAGTTTTTATTGTATTTTTTACAAATTCTTTTGCTGAAGCAAATCCAATTTTAGATGCTACTTTTACTAAAAACTTTAATGCGTTCTTTCCAAATACTTTAAGTATAACTCGTTTAATTCCAGCAGTTAATCCTTTGGAGTATGCAATATAGAGATTAGGATTTAATAATTTAAATATTCCTTCAATAGCTTCTTTGAATTTACCAGATCCTATATTTGTAAATACCTTACCAATATTCTTACCATTCTTTAGAATCCATACAATGTCTTTTAATATCTGACCTGGGAATAATAACCTCTTGATGATAAAAAATCCACCAATAGCTTTAAATACACCAAAGAATCTTTCTAAAAAACTACCTCCAAATAAAACACTATGCAATCCACCAAGAACACCTTCGACACCAACTCCAGCAATAAAGTCAATCATCTTGAATATATTTTTCATTGCCTTAGCAATTTCACCAAGAGACTTTACATTCTCTGGCTGAGACATCCATTGAAGAATTTTATACCCTGCAAAAAATTTGAACAAGTCATATAATTTCACTGACTGTTCTTTTATTTTACCTCGTACAGCACCCGAAACTGTATTAGACTTTTTTAATTCTTGACTTCTTTCTCTTTCTGATATTGCAGATCTATCAATTGATTCTTTTTGAATTTTGAAAAATTTTTTCTCTAAGTCAAAATTTTTCTTTTTCTGTAATACTAAATTTTTGGCAACACCATGTACCGTCTTCAACTCTTTGAGACGAGTATTACCTATAATGGAAGCTGGTCTAACTGGTGTTAAATTTTCCATTTTATGGTGCTATCGGATAGTTAATTAATGGATTTGGTGGAGTTGTATTTCCAAGTGCCGCAGTCATTGGCTGTGAAGTTGTTTGTGTAATAGTTTTATTTGGTTGTCCCAGTGTAATAACATTGCCACCAGTTTTGGATTGGCTTCTAGATTGACTTTGAAGTTGTAAATTTTCTTTTTGAACTCTCTGTAAATTTCCAGATGATTGTGAAACAGTCTGGGTTATTTTTGGTGGTGTTGCTGGCTTTGGTGTTGAAGTTAATTCTTGATTAGGTGAAGGAGCATTCAACATCTTGAATAATTTCCCAAGACTTTCTGCAGCAGATGTTGCCATTTCTGCAGTAAATTCTGATGAAGTATTATTTTGATCTTGATTTGTCGTATCTGTAGCTGCAGTTGAAGATGTTTGCCCACTTACAGAGGGAGTAGCTTTACCTTTTGTCCATGCAATTGGTTCTACTTTTCCCCCAATTGTTCCATTCCAAGAACTTCCAATCTCCCAATGTAAGTGTGGACCAGTACTTCTTCCCCCACCATGTTGATGTCCACTAGAAGCAACTTGTTCTCCAGTTTTTATCAAATCTCCTTGTTTCTTGGCATACGAACTGACATGACCAAACAATGAGAATATTCCATTATTACTTTTTAGAACAATATAATTTCCCCATCCACCAGGATTTTTATTAATCTCATGAACTTTCCCATCAAAAGGAGATAGTAATGGAGTTCCCACAGGCATTGGTAAATCTCTTGCTGTATACCCATGTTCAAGACCTCTACCCATCACAACTCCTTTAGAGTCTTCTGGAACTGGTGCCCAACCACCGCCAAGTTTCAGAAACTTTCTAGTTGCCACTGGACCACCACTACCAAATCTAGGATATAATCCATAATTAATTTGATCGAGAACCTTTGGTCCTCCCATTCCATTAACTGCATTTTTATTCAACACATATTCGTTTGGTTCTAATAGTGCAGGAATCTTATCTCCGACTCCTTGGCCGGGAACCGCACCAGAGGTAGAAGATCGGTCAAATATTGGAGAGATGGAAGGGGCAGCAGATGGAGCCGCTGGAGCTGCTGGTGGAGCTGCTGGAGTGGCTGCTGGTCCAGGTGGAGTGGTAGCTGAGGGTACAGTGGCAGACTTATTCTGTTTACTTATCAAAGCACCCAATATATTTCCAAGCAATCCTTTGACAGTTGTATCTCTACTAGCATTGAAATCTTCACCTTTCTGTTGATTTATATTGATCTCTTGTTTTCCAAATAATTCTGCAACATCTCCCATTCCAGACGTTACCATCTCACCAACACCACCAACAAAGCCAGTCATTCCAGACACTAATCCAGGTGGCAATCCAAATCCAGATGCAATATTAGAAATCAAAGGTTTTATAAATTGACCAATTCCAGGAATTTTTCCTACAGTAGATGAAATTAATGCTAATATTCCAGCTCCAATAATCTTAAAAGGTAACGTCAATAACTTCATGAATTTAGGAATTACCTTATTGGTAGTTGCCTTGAATCCATCAATTCCAAATGAACCCAATTTGTCTAATGGAAGGATTGCTTCTGGACCAGCCTCACCGACGATAGCTTCAGTTGGCTTTGTTACAATTCCACCCTTTGCTAACTTTGGAAGTTCTTCTTGAGACTTACTTCCTGTAAATAATGACTTGATAGATCCACCAATTTTTGCACCGATGTCAGTAGCAATATCTATTCCTGGGAATAGAGTTTTTAAAATATTTTTGCCAATATTTGATAGAGATTCTTTTGCCTTTTCTCCTAAATCTCCTTGCCCAGTTTTATCAGATTCTGCAGATGTTTCTGCTGGAGATTCTGCTGGCTTTTTAGTATCTACTGATTGCTCAGCTTGACCTTGAAGTTCTTTTTGTCCACCAAGCAATCCATTGGTTAAAACAGATTCTAGAAAATTTGGTAATAGATTAGTTAAAAATTTTACTGTCAGTGAAATTGCATTTGGAATGCTTGCAAAGACTGATGTTACATCCTCTATAGTTTTAAGTAGCCATTCGACTCCACCACCAATCCATCTAAAACTAAAAAACTCTGCAACCTTACCGACAAAATCAAATACCCCATTGATTACCTTAGAAGTAACCGTAATGGTTTTCATTAATACATCAACACCAAATTCAGTGACTGCACTAATGAATTTAAATATCTTTGTGAATAAAGTTACAAAGTCCTGAATTTTTTTTGAGTTTGCTGGGTTGGATGCCCACTGAAGAACTTTGTATCCAACAAAAAATTTCAAGAGATTCTTAAAGAATTCTCCAATCATAGAAAGGTCAGACTTTGCCTTTTCTACAATAGAATTTGCATTTGATTTTTTTCCACCTCTTCCTCTACCTTCTTCTTGTAATCTTTCTCTTTCTCTAGATTTTCTTCTTTGTTCTTCCTTTGCAAAGTTTAAAATTCTATCTCCAAGAAAACTATAATACTTTTTCTCGATGGCAAGTAAAGTTCCAAGGGTTTTTCTAATCTGACCTAATTCTTCAATCTCTTTTTTGGCGATAATATTCCCAGACAATCTAATAGGTCTCCCCCCAGTAATAGCTGATGGATTTACTGGGGAAAGTCTTCTAGATCGGAGAGACTCAGCAAATGATTGCATTGATGTCTGGGTTTGTCTTTCTGCCATTTACTTACAACGATGTTGTTGTTTTATTTTTGAGATTCTCTTCTTCAATGTAATCTACCAACATTTGCACATATATTTCTCTTTCCCACGGAAGCATATTTTCAATTTCTGAAAGAGCCCACTTATGATGTTGAAGTAATATAAAATTAATTCTGAAGAAATTTTCTAGCGACTCATGTGCTAGGGCTATGCGAAAAAAGACGCAAGACCCTCCAATACAACATCACTTTCAACATTAGTTACTGGGTTAGTAACTTTAACCGTATGAGATAGTTTTGGCATAGTCTCAAAGAATTTTTGAATTAACAAAAACTGAGCCGTGTCTAAACTATCTAGAAACTCATTGATTTCCTTTTTACTGAAACTCTTTGTTTCATATACATCTTCACCTTCTACAACTTGTTCAATACAAGATGCTGCAATTTCAAATACATCTTCAGTTTTTGCATTGGCAGTAAAGTTTGTTTTGACAAACATCTCCATGCTAGGATATTTCATTACAACAGAAATAGTATCATTCAATGAAATAATTCTGGAGTGATCTTCAAATTTTTGAACTTTAATATCTTCAACATTGAGTTCAAGAGGAACTGTAGTTTCTCCATCATCTGGACATGTAATATTTAAATCAATCTGTTCTCCAACAGACTTTGCACGGATATTGAGAAACAAATACTCAATATCAAATACAGCAAGATCATCAACTTTAATTTTAGATATAATGCAGTTCTTCAGAATAGTCTTGACTGCATTGATCATTTGATTTTCATCTTCAGATTCCATAGCCATGAGAAGAACTTTCTCTTCTTTTACTAGGAATGGTCTGTATTTAATTAATTGATCAGTTGATGGTAAACGCAATTCATACGTCGGAGTTACAATTTTTGGTAAAGGCATAGTGAATACTATAATATAATCTAAAATTATTTAGGTGATGTCCGCCCAAGATGTTGTTATTTTAGTAGAGTTTTCTCCAGTCTGAGATGATGGTACTGCAAGTTCGTATTCAAAAGTAACCTGAACTTTTACTAATTGTGATGATCCACTGGATAATGGTATTGCCGATATTGTTGTTGGGAATGCATTTCTCAATCTAACTGAGTATGTTGCAAATGGTTTACCAAACCCAGAAATATACTTAAGTCCAGAGTCTGGAATAATTTGATCACTGATATAAAAATTAGATTGAGAGTCTAATTGTATAGTTTTTAATCTAGTATTTTTTCTACTACTTCTATGTCTTTCAAGTTTAATTACAATTATATCACAACAATAATCATCTCTATATCTAGTTCTACCCAAATCAACACTTTGATTCATATTAATGTTTGTGTTTATGGTATTTCTACCTGATAATGAAACCCCAGTATAAATGTAATTGCCCCAGGAATCAAAAATTCTTCTAATTTCAGAATCTGCATCCAAAATAAATGAAATAGTAATCTCATTGTTTACAATTCCATATGCATATTTCATCGTAGGAGTATTTGTAATTCTATAATCTCCTGTAGAAATAGAATACCCAGGGATAGAACACTCATCTGCATACACTCTCACAAGTCCTTGCATAAAAGATTCATCATTAGTATTTACATCTCCAGTCATGCCAAGGGTAAATAAATTTTTTAATAATTTACTGCTATTGACAAGTTCAAATTGAATATCATAAAAATTACTTAGAGAAAAACCATATCTCTCTACATATCCTCTAAATTCTTTAAAATTTTTAGGAATCGTATTAATACTCATCTACTACTATCTCCCCAAACAAAGGACTTATTAACTCGTTTGTATGATCCTTTCTGCCTACTCACGAAACTTTCCAACGGCAAAAAGATAGACTTCATCCAATCTTCACTATTTATTTTAAAAAGCGGTGTATCAAGACCTTCATAAACATAATTATGAAAGCACTGTTTTGGAATTGTTGGTCGTCCATCTTGAATGCTTTGTAGTACTTTATATCTAGTTGGAAGATTTAGATAGTGTAAATTTGCTCCAAAAAATTTTCTTCCACCTTGTAACATATAAACTAATGGAAACTCATCATAGTATGGAAGTTTCTTTGCCCATGTTGCACTGTATTCAAACAGATAAAGATTTCCTCCAGATGGAATTAATGTCTCATCTAGAGTTACCAGTGTTTTATAAATATCATTTCTTCTTGCAACTTCAGCAACTGTATCTTTATACCAGCTATATGATAGAGCATAAAATCCACGTCTTTTTTTATTGGCAATCTCATCAACTTGCTGGAATATATTTAACTGAGGTTGATTTTTAGTTCTTGCCGATACTTCTCTTCTCATACCTTTAACTCCGATTCTGTGAGTACTTTAAATTTCCACATTCTATCTTCACAGAATTGTTTAGCTGCCTCCCATTTGGCTTGATTTTTTACATATTCAGTCACTTCATAGATATAACTTTTGGTTTGTCTTTGTGGTTTTTTGGGAGGAACAGTTTGTTTGCTGGGTTTTATCTCAATCAAATACTTGACAATAGTACCATCACTCTCTTGAATTTTGGCATAAAAATCCACAAAATATCTATGGATTCTATTATCTAATGGAGATCTGTATGGAACAACCACTTCTTCTGATGCCCACTCTAATACATTTGGTCTAGTGTCACAATACTTCATGAACTTCAATTCCCATGAAGATCTATAAATTATATTTCTATAATCTCCCTTGTATTTTTGAATATTTTTTGGGACAAATTTTCCCTTTAAAGTATTCATAAATACTTTTATAAAAGGCGTATCATAAGATATTTATGGGAGCTGCTAGTAAAAGTTATAATAGTGAATATCAAAAGGGCCAATTTGGCAAGGATTTATATTGGCCAGATAAACAAAATATGTTTGATATGTTGCAGATGGATGTATTAGAATACGTTCCCATATCAAAGGCAGTATCTACCAGTACCGCAACAGAATTTACTGCATTAACTGATATTCAAAGTGTTGATACAGTATATAATATAGTAGATGGTTCTAGAAAACCGGATGGCAGAAAAAAATTAAATACAATTTTACTTCCAATTCCAAATGATATTAATTATTCAGATCAATTAGATTGGTCAACTAGCCAGATGAACATTTTAGGAAAAATGTTACCAGCATTGGCAGGTGCAGCTGCAAATGGTCAAGGAAATGTAGGAGAATTAATTTCAAAACTAGCTCGTGGTGGAACTCCAGAATTCATATTGAATGCAATAAAAAATGTTCCTGGTGCTCCGCCAGCCGAAGCATTGACTCAAGGAATTGGCGGAAAAATCCTTAACCCATATATTGAACAAGTATTTAAAGGTATTGGCATGAGAGAATTTAATTTTTCCTGGAAGTTAGTACCAAGAAATTCAAGAGAACAAGGAAGAATTCATAATATTATTAAAGCATTACGATACTATTCACTGCCAAATTATAGCACTGCTGGTGTGGTAAATATGTCAACAGATCCAGCATTCCAAGGATTTGAGGAAAGTGTAAACTTAAAAGATAGATGGTTAACTGTTCCAAATATCTTTAAGCTAACTTGGAGACAAGCCGGAACTGAAAGGTTAGAAATACAATCTTTACCAAGAATAAAACCTTGCGTATTAAAAAATATTCAAGTCAACTATACTCCAGATAATGTATGGGCAACCCACATTAATACCAGTAGTGTAGGATTAAGTGGCCCAGCTCCAGTCGCATACAATATAACTATAACATTTGCAGAAACAGAAATCATTACTGGCCATGAAGTTATTCCTGGAATAGATGGAGGATACTAAAAATGTTTTTTGATGCACAACCAAATTTTTACTATCCATATAAAGGTGGATTAAAATTATCTAAAAATCTATTTCGTAGAGTTAGATTTAGAGATAACCTAAATGCCCTATACGTAGCATCCACCAAATATACTATTCAGCAAGGAGAAACTCCAGAACAAATTTCAAACAGAATATATGGTTCAACAGATTGGTATTGGACAATATTATTGATCAATAATATTATTGATATGAATAACGATTGGCCAGTATCAGATTATGAATTAGATATTTCGATTGAAAACAAATATGGCAATGATCAAGATAAAATTCGTTTTTGGGAAACTAAGCAAATTTTTGAAGGAAATAATCTCGTATTGCAAGGTGGAATAATCATAGAGTATAATCAGAACACTACACTCCAACAAGTGCCTGGGTATTATCCTACAACATATTCATTCCGCCAACCTAATGGAACTTTATTGACAGGTGCTCAAGTTATGACTCCAGTTACAAACAGAGAATTTGAGTATAGAGAAAACGAAAAGAAAAAAGAAATATTTTTAATTAGACCAGCATTCTTAACTACCATGGAAGAAGAGATTAATTCTTTATTTGCATATGATACTGATTATAAAATTGATTCTGCTGGAGTTAGATTTTCCGAAACATAGATATAAAAAAGGGGGGTCTATGACCCCCCAAGTATATCAGTCTTCTTCAGCTAGTCGAGCAAAGTAACTTAGAGTATCATCTTCATCATCACTACTGGTAGAGCGTGAAGAGAATGAAGGAGTGGCACTAGCAGCAAAGGATTCCACTGTAGTAGATTCTTCATCCTCATAAGTCTCACGATCAATACGTTGAGTTGGACGTGAGTTCAGAACATCAGTTAGACGTTTTTGAAGTTCATCATAAGTTTTGAAGTTATCTCCAGAAGTAAACTGAACTAGGCTATGAGTCTTAGAATAGATCTGCTCTAGTTGATCATCATCAAAATTACCGAGTGTACTAGGGCTAGAGAACTCAGACTTGTCATAGTTCCAGTAACCTTCAACTTTACGAAGCTTGATTTTGAAATCTGCACCAGTCCAAAAGTCGAATGGATTGATAGGAGTTTCATCTGCAAATGCAGGTTGCATAGCTTCAGTGATTTTGTCGAAGATCTTTTTGCCAAACTTGTAAAGGAATACTTTACCTTCGTTTTCTGGATGAGCAGGATCTGTTACAACGTAAATGTTGGTGTAGTAGGATAGCTTACGTTTTTGTTTGCGAGCAACTTCTTTGTCTTTCTCGCTGCCGCTATTCCAGAGTTGACGATTGAGATCCCCTACAGGATCCTTCTGGTTGAGAGTGGTTAGAGAGTTCTCGATATACCAACCACCAGGACCTTGGAAAGCATGACTCCACACCTTTGCCCAAGGAACATCTTCACCTTCGGGAGCGGGGAGGAATCGGATTACAGCATAACCATTACCTGACTTGTCCATCTCAGGCTTCCAAAACCTTTCGTCAGCACCACCTTCAGTGGCTGACATCTTTTCGATTTCTTGAGTTAGCTTTTCAAAAGAATTGTTTGAATTACGCTTTAGTGTTGCAAAAGACATGCGGATTCTCCGTATTAGTTGGATTGTTTGGATTTGGCTTGTGAACCCGAACCCATGAGACTATGGTAGCAGGTTCAGACAGATTTGTCAAGCCCTTCCTTGGCAGTGGCGATGTCCTCTTTCATCTGGATGAAGATTTGTGACACATCAACATTGGAAGGGACTCCAAGAAATGTAGCAGATGCACGAATCATTTCTACGAATTCTTCGGCTTCTTTATCACTAGAATACTTTGCTCGGAAGTAAAGTAACTCTTGAAGTTCAACAAGTCTTTCTAGTTTATCTAGACATTCTCTACGTGTCTCCTCAGTTTTACCATCGGGACCATACATCATTCTAGCAAGTGTTTGATATAATGATGTCATCTCTTCTAATTCATCACGAATTAATTCTTGCTCAAAGAAAGACATTAGTTTTTAACCTTTGACAAAAGTATCTGCTTATATTTAGGTTTGTCCACCGAAAGGAATGGTTCGTATTTCACGACTTTCTTTTTTATTCCTGGCCAAACCAAAGGATCCACAATGGTAGTATCAAAATCTTTGATAAAGTTTAACAATTGATTAAGAATAACCAGTGTTTCTATAGATATTGAATTGGATAGATACTTCTTTAATAATGGAGGATGAGTAGATGTAACTTTGAAGATATCTTCAAAGCTATTGTCATTGAGTAAAGTATCTACATCATTTGCAAATACAAAACTCATACTCTGAATTTTTTTAATCCATTCAGTATACACAGAAGTATTCTGTAATTTGTAGATATCTCCGATCCAAGTATCTTCATTCTGCACAAAATGTGATACAAAATATTGTATCAATTCTTCTTGATTAAATTTTGTGCCTAGCTTTTTAAAAAAATATTTGTCCCTTCGTTTTTCAAAAGATTGAAGGGTAGTTCTTGTCTTTCCGTTAAAAATAAAATAGTTGTAGCTATCTGAAGTGAAATGTAATTTTATGGCAAGATAAAGTTTATAAACTTCAAATCCATTCATAAAGGAAGTCTTGCACGAGAAGTTCGTTTCATAAAGTTCATACGCTGTGCATCAACTTTAAGTTTTTCTTTTAGTGGTTTTGAAATTAGTTTAGAAACATTTTCTAATTCAATTTGGTTTTCTTCACAGTATACCAGTACTGCATCAATATAGTTGAGACCACCTTGATTGGTTTTGACGATCTCTTCTACTTCCATAGAAAATTTAGCTGCGGTCATAAATTTATCTTCAATAAGTTGATCAAAACATTCAGATGCATATGGAGAATTTTTGTAAAAATGTTCATTTCGTACTGGACCTTTACCAGACTTTTTTAGCTGTTTATTAGAATCCATATGCATCTAAAATTAGTGGGTATTATTCCAATGGTCAATATAAGTCATGAGAACTTTCATGTATTTCATGATGTCGTACTCCTGGAAGACTTGAATTTCTCCATCTTCACAGGCAATTAAAGTAACAAGTTTCTTTACTTTGATACCAGTACGTTCATAATACATCATTGCATATGCACATTCCTGTGCAATGTAATTCTCAATCCATTCTCGTTTCTTTGGTTCAGTGGAAGATTTAAAGTCTATGATTGCCAGCTCATTTTCATATTCGGCAATACAATCAACTCTTCCAGCAAGTTTTAATTTATCACTATACAAGGCACCTTCTAGAACATGGATGTTGTTAATTTTGTCCAGAAAGGGCTTCAAGTGTTTAAACATGAATAGAGGAAGTACTTTGGTTTTATACTTCTCTTCATCGAATACATTATTTAGGTAATCTTCATTCATGGAATGAAGACTAGTACCTCTAGAAGCTGCCCTAGAAGAAATACGATTTGCTTCTGCTTCACCTACACGTTTTCTCCATTCCAGAATTGATTTCTTTGATTTTGCACCAATAACAGTTGTAACGGAAGGATACTTGTTACCTTCTGGAGTAACATACATCCTTCCACTATCTGTAGTCTCTGCGACCAAATCAATCAAATCAGCATTATTTAGATGTACAAACACTATCAGAATCCCAAATTCAATTTACTAATTAGATAACTCCTGATTAGGCCAGAACGAACAATGTCTTCAATTCCAAATTCTACCATAGAGAACTCTTCCATAGTTTGAAGAATACTCATAAAATTAAGAATACCATTTCTTTCGTTGGTCTTTACTAGATCAGTTTGTTGAACATCCCCACAAAAAATAATTTTAGAATTTTGTCCTACACGAGTAATAATAGAATCTAATTCATGAAAGTTTAGGTTCTGACTTTCATCCACAATGATAATACAATCATCTAGGGTTGTGCCTCTAATGAATGATGTACTCCAGAAACTAACTGTTCCTTGACCTTTTAGATTCCCATATAGAGCTTCAAAGGAAGCATCATCTGGCATCTCAAACATGTACTTTACCATATTCTTATATGGAATCTGATAAAGTGAAGACTTATCTTCATGATCCCCAGGAAGGAAACCAATCTCCCTAGTCGAAACTAGAGATCGAACCATATACACTTTTTCATATGGTGTCTTTTCATTCATTACATCTCTTAGTGCAAGATATAAACTGACAAAAGTTTTACCAGTTCCTGCAGCTCCATATAGGAAAAGATTTTTCTGCTTTGAATATTCTTCAAATACTTTTTCCTGGGCTGGAGTTAAAGGAGCAATCTCCTTCATGTGATCTGAATTAATTGGCTTTTTACGTCTCATTTTTTTATTAGAGATATCTGCAAATGATGGTTCGATTTTCTTTCTGCGGGAACTTGTCATACTTCAAATGTGGAATTAGGATATGATTTTTTGATGCGTCCTAGAACGTCTTTAAATGAGCCAGGAACTTTGGTATTTTTCCAGTCTCCGACTTCACTAACAGAAGACATTCCAGTAGGAACCTGAGTAATGTGTGGATTTTCTTTTAGATAAGGTTCCCTTTCTGCCATATACATCCACTTCTCAAACATTTCACCAGTATTGTTATCTAGGAATTTATACGTTGGCAAAGTTATACCTCCATTTGTTCAAACCATTCGGGAATTATTGCTGGAGATTTCCATTTCGCAAAAGAAACTTTTTCTCCAATATAATAGTTGCGATATGACTGAATTGAATCAGTTTGCTTGTATTTATCGGGCATTGCCGGAGGGGGTTCAGTCCATCCAAGCTCTGGAAGATTGTTAGGAATATTCTGCAAATATCCTTTTAGAGATTCAGTAGCATGAAACTTGCCATATCTCCTGGTGTATTCGATACAACATTGTTCAAAGAGTTCATAGAGCCATTTGTAATGTGATCGAGAACTCCTAACCCACACAGCAGAAGGGTGGTTGATATGACAAGCTTTATAGATATTTGATTCTCTGGGTTCATCGAGTTTGAATCTCTTGACTTGTCGATTCTTACTAGAAAGTTCGTAATAACCAATACCGTCAAGAACTCGATGAGCAGTTGAAAGAAGTTGTGCATACTCAACAATCATTTTAACAACATGTTTATCACAATGTTCTTGAGCACACACAACTGGATTGTAGTTCAAATAAAAGATGTTCATAATATAAGGGGAGATCAGATTACCAGTCTAACGCTTCGGCAAGGTCAGGGAAAGCAGTTTTAAATACTTCTTTACATTCATTGGCAATGTCCATGTGCTCCTTTTGAGTGCCGTGGGCAGAGCGAAGATTAATATAATGAATCCATGACCTGGCTGAGCCCTTCATATAGATTCTAGTTGGAGTTGATAATGGAAGTACAAACCTTGCACATTCCTTAGCAACACCCTGACTCAGAAGACTGTCATAAAGTTGTTGTCCTCGTTCAAAGTATTCTTGAATTTCTCCTTGCATCTTGAGCTTTACATAATCACCAAAATCATCAATAGAGTTTTGGCGATTCTTGTCATCTTGTCTGCGAAGATCAGGAATCACAGGACGATCAGAAAGAAGTTTGGTATCAGCATACCTCTGTGAAAATTCTTGAAATGTGAAGCTCCTATGTCGAAGCACTTGGGCTGCGATTCCTCTAGTAGTATTGATCTCTAGAGTCATATCAGCTTGTTCAAAAATTGACCAGTGATTCTGACGAATACAATAACGAAGAAGTTTAGCTGCAGTATCAAAATTTTCTTGATTTGCTGGATTACTTACACGAGCAGTATAAGTAATCACTTCTTGAGCAGACTTACCTTCTAGTTTGCCTGCACCTTGACTGAGTGAAATCAAATAAACATTGCTCATAATTACTTTTTCTTTTTAGGTTGCTTTGGTTCAACTCCCCATAGCTTGGGGTTTACTTTTCCGTCTGTCCAACAAATGTTTTTCAGACCTTCTCGATACTGATCCCAGTACATGTCGAAGATCTGAGCCCGCTTGTTACATACCACTATATCATACTTTTCCTGGTTGTCAAGTAGATAGGTGACCAGATATGAATTCAGAGGAAGAGATTTATCTTTTGCTAGTTCTTTACTACAGTCTTTATGTACAATTTTACACATATCACGACCTATTTCCCCACTGGATTTCGGGATATGCCTCCTCCACACATGCTCTGGTAATCTTATACTTTTTACCTAGAGTTTTATCTTTTACCATACAAAGCACCTTTGCTTCATCTTGGTGAAGTCCTTCCAGTAACTGAATGAACATGACCTCTCGTTTGCTAGTTGATAGACCATCATTACCACCCTTTACGAAATTGTATAGAATTCTGTATTGGTGAAGTAAGCGAGTGTGTTCAGTATCTGCAGGAGCTTCGTTAGGAGTATATGGAACTTCTCCCTCGGGTAAAAGACTAATTACACTATCATCAAAATTCCAAATTAAAATTGATTGTAGTGCTGCAGTTTTATACCTATGCAGTAATTCAATTTTTTCTTTTTTTGTTTTTGCATTGGAAACTTTTTGCAATACTTCAGAAAGCAAAAGTCTCTCTACTGGTAGTTCAGCCATGAGTTAAAAATCCTCCAATTCATTTAATAATGAGACTAGTTTATTTTCAATGAAATAATTCATTGAAACCTTATTAGGTTTACTACTATTTAATAGATTAAATTCGGTGACAATTTTATCTTCTATTTCAGATGGAATTTGCGTAAGATCAATTAGTTTTAAATTCCGATGGTAGTTTGATAATTGTTCTTCATTACAATAAGTTTCTGGTTCTGAATGAATCCACTTAGCAATGTTCTTTTTACTAATTGGTTTTTGTCTTTTGCCAGTGACAAAAGTATCAGAAGCAGATAAAAAGTTAGGAATGCCATCAGACCTATCACCTTTAATTACGTGTTCTTTTATATAAAGTTTTGGATTTATGTCGGCATTGACATATTTCTTTTGGGTAGGATTATACTGAGATACACAAGGATACTTTAATAATTGAATGAAGTCCTTATCTCCAGATAAAATTAAAACTTTTTCGGTGGATAGATTTTGTTTTTGTCGTTGAATGTTCTGTGTAGCAACAAATTTAGATAATGCTGCGATTATATCATCTGCTTCTGCTCCATACACTTCCATAACAACGTATGGAAAATTGTCACGAATTTCATCACGTATTTTGTTGAGAATGTCAAAAATTTGACTCCAATCAAATGATGATTTTTCTCGGTCTTTTTTTCTGTTTTGTTTATAATATGGGAAGTATTCTTTTCTCCAATAGTGTTTGCTATCGTAACAAAGAACTAAATTCCCATATTCGGCATGAAATTTCTTTTTGTATGATTTGAGAGATGTAAGTACCATGTGACGGACCATATTTTCATCAAGTCCGTCACTCAGTCTAGTCTGCATCATCAAATTACTAATCATGCACTGATTCATATCAACCAGTATCATAAATTAATCCTCTTCGTCTTCGTCTTCCTCTTCTTCAAAGCGTACAGCAATCAATTCTTCGGTAATATAGTTTCCATTTTCATCATACATTTCTGGATGTCCAGTTGCATTATTTGAAATTGGATTGAAGTATTCATTTGCGAACCATCCAAAAACCATACCAACTAAAAATGATAATCCTATTAGAACAAAACCTACTGCAAATACAGTGAGCAAAAGTAATAGATTTGTCATGGTTCTCTTCCCGTTGAGTGTTAGTCTTGTATATCTTCTATAAAGATTTTAACTTCCACCCTATAGTTCCTTTTAAATATGGAAACTAATTTATCGAAGTGGAAGTCAGGCTTTTGCAAGTCTTGTTTCCTCCCACTTATCATTGCTCTTACATTTTTATTTAGTAACTTTTCTGTCATGCAATAACTTTGATTAGAATATGTTTGGAAGTCATTCTTCCAGATGGAGCCTTTGGTTTAGTAGTTAGATGAGTGCCAATAGATTCAGCATTAAACTTACTACATGAAATAACCTCTGTCAAAAATTCTTCGGGTTTTCTCAAAGTACGAACCCAAGATTTTTCTGCATCAAACCCATCAACCATTGTACGACGAACTGTAAGAGACCTACCAGTATAGTAACAAAGCTCCCTCTTTTCTACATTGTAGAGAAACACATGTTTTGCACCAATGATTTCTGTTGCAGGAAGAGGTTTGTAAGTTGTGTCTCCAAATGAAATTGGCTTGTCATATAGAGTCACATATTTGACCAGCTTTTCAGGAGTAATCTTACGCCGCTTGCGAACAATCTTTTTGGAATCTTTATATGCATAAAGATCATCAAGAATTTGATTTAATAGTTCTTTGAAGTCACGAAGTTCAGGACGACGAAAATGAGAATACCCTTCTTTTACAACTTCATCTTGATTGTTGAGAGCAATATCTATTTCTTCAATTTGCTCATTTACAAATCCAAGTTTAGTCTCAATAAAATTATTGATTGTTCTGCGGTCAATATCCTCAGATTTCAAAAACTGCATAAAGCTCGCTTTAGGTTTTTTGCGAGTAATTACAAAGTCATCAATAACTGAATCAATAAAAGCTGCAATTTCACTCATAGTAGATTCTGCTCCTTTAGATAAGCAATAGTTTCAGAAGATCCTCCAGTCAATTTACCATCAATGACCACTCGTGGAAATGTAGAGTTCTCTCCAAATTCAGAGATAAAATTCTCTCTCGTAAAATCATTGCCAAGGGTATACTCAATGAAATCTACATTAAGTAAATTGAATACTGTTTTAATTTTTTCGCAATAGGGACAATCCTCTTTACTGTAAATCGTAACCTGCATAAGTGCCTTTGAATCACCCTGATATCATAGCAGAAAAAAGGGGGTCTGTCAAGACCCCCAGAGGACTAAAATTTTTTGAACATCCACTTAAGCTTAATGTATCTTAATTGCAGTTCTGTCAACAAATGTTTTACTTTAATGCTGATCCAATCCAATACATTTGGATCAATCACACAAACATAAGTAAATATCATTGCAAATAAAATAAAATATAGCTGCATCATTCTAGTGGATCATCTGTAGTTACATTTTCAGCATTATCAAAATATCCGCTTTCAATTGCATCAGAAAGAAGTTGCTGTAATAAATCTTCCACAGAAACTCCTTTTTCTTTTGCAAGTGCCTCTGCGATTGCCGCAGTCTCATCATCCAGTTCAATTTGAAGTTCTTCAGTTTCAGCTGCCATAGTTAATTAAAAGGTAAAGGTAGTTCATCATATCCTGGGGGATAATCATGTTCATCATTGTAGCATGGATTTATACATGGAGAATCAACTTTTCGATATTGACATACTCTTTGTGCCAAGTAATTTAAATCTCCAGGTTTACCAAAAGAAAATTTGGCTATTCCGTCTTCAATAATTACCCCACATGCAGGACATTTTTCCATATCAACCTCAGTTTAAAGGTGATACTATTTAGTCTCAGCTTGATATTTGTGTTTTAATTCATTGACAATCATAATTGATTTTTTTAATCCCAGTGCATACTCATTGTGTCCATGCTTGACGGAAATTTGTATGCTGTGTTGAATTCGTTCACATAGTTCTTTGTAAAATTGTTCATCCATAATGTAATTGTGAACAACGGAGAGAACAGGAATCGAACCTGCGAAGCTTTTACACCCAGCCGCTTTCAAGGCGGTGTCCTCGACCAACCGGACTCTCTCCAAAAAAGTAACCAAAGGTTACTTATTATATATCAAGAATTTGATTGAGTCCTAGCGTCCATTTGCCTTACAGCATGAATAGGACTTTTCATATAACGTTTAATTTTTTTGAGCTGTCTATTTAATTGTTTCAAATGTTCTAAATCTTGTTTGATTTCTGATGGACTTTTAATTCGATCTTCATTCAAACTCAGTTCTGGAGTTAGAACTGTTTCTTCTTCAACTACTTCAGTTGATTCAACATCAATAATTTGATCTTCCATAATTTAACTTCTTGTTTTTAAGTACTCTACTGCCTTATATAGGCCACTAAGATTATCGCCAAGATTTCCTAATCCAACATTACATGGATCGCAAATCCATCCACGAAACTTTCCAGTATCATGGCAGTGATCAAGAACAATTTTTTTGTTGTGTGGGGGTGTCTTGCCACACAGATCACATACCTCTGGTTTTGGTGGTGCCGTTTTTTTCAATTGATACCGAAGTTTACTTTGCTCGCTAATACATGTTCTACACCTAGTATCATGCCTATCCTTATGTCCACGATGTCCAGGAAACTCAGACAGTTTTTTCGTTTTATTGCAATAGACACATGATTTAGTTTTTAATTCATCAATAATCTCCATAGGCACCGGAGGCTTTGGTTGCTCTAGCATCATAGCATGGTTTTCAGGGCTTGTCAAGTGCCCTTGAGGTACTCGACCATTGCTTGGAGAGTACTGATGTTGTCCCCTACAAGACCAAGAGCAGTATTGCAGTGGTGACATAATAGTTTTCGTACTTTACCAGTAGAATGGCAATGATCTACACACAGTTTTTTCCATTTACCATTTCCTTCATTGCCACAAATAGCACAAAGACCTTCTTGTTCCTCATACATTTTAGTATGCTCGTCAAGAGTTATGCCATAGTTTCTTTTCAAATCATTATTTCGGGTACGTTCTGGATTTTCCTTGTGTCTAGATTTTACCCTTTCTTTATCACACTCTTTGCAAGATGAATGACGAACTCCAGTTTTTTTATTGCGAACATAAAACTCAGTAGCAAATTTTTCATCACCACAAGTCATACAAGTTCTATACAAATCAGAATACAATTTAGTCATTTCGTGCTTTCTTTCGTGCTTAATTATTTATAAAAAAGGAACTCCGAAGAGTTCCTTAACATTATATCAACCGATGGTTGGAGCAGTCAAGGCAACTGGTGTTGCTTCAACTGATGCAAGGTCAAGAGGGAAATTGTGGGCATTCTTGTAAACCTCTTGAAAGTCTGATATTGCTATCAGGATTGGACTATATCATCACCAGTTCTGGTGTCGGAAGCTCTAGCCTGTTATTAAGGGGACTAAACCCCTCAGGTAGTCTCTGAACCTTTCCTAGATGCATCTAGGACTTGGCTGCTGATTGCCCGCTTGGGGTTTCCAGCAATTCATCCGATTTAAAGAGCGCAATACCCAAATCTACGCTCATGCATTACCTCCATACCGAGTCCACCACGATTCAGAATGTCTGCCCATGTATTAATTACATGACCCTGACTATCTTGAATTGACTGGTTGAAGTTGAAGCCATTCAGGTTGAATGCCATCGTGCTAACTCCCAGAGCAGTGAACCAAA